TCAGTCAAGCCGGATAGATATCTCCGCTGCCTCTTTCTCGGTGTCGCAGAAGATGGGCTGCGGACGGCCATGGCGCCACACCCAGACGGTGAAACCCGCTGTCTTGCGGGTGTGGATGGTGCCATCAGAAATTTCGACATGCCCCTCCGACACGAGACGAAGGACGATCCGTCGCCCTGCCTCTGATCCGCCGATCTCGAACAATTTCGATGCAGATGCCTCAAGCAGCAGGTGCGTGCCCTTTGTATCGATAGCCACGATGTCCTTGTCTATCCAGACGAGAAAGTCGGGGAAGTACGCCTTCCCGGCATGCAATAGAGGGATCGAATATCCGCTGCCGGACGGGTTCCGTGTCCAGACCCGTTGGGTCTTGTCGATCGCCCTCGCAAACCTCAGTTCAAAGCCGTTCAGGCCAGAGTAGCGTTCGTGCAGCGATCTTTTGAAAGTCTCGCCTCCGTTGCTGTCAACCGCTATCGGTCCAACTGAATAGGGGTGGCCCGTATCATCCTGGAAAACCAAGGAGTGCTGAATATAGGCCTCTACCACTTTGCGAGCCGTCTCCCTTATATGCTCTGCCGCCGGGCTGCTGGCCTCGATTAACGCATCAAACTTGGGGTCCTCGATATCCACCAAGTTGATCGGGCCCCCCGCTCTGCGCAGCCCACCCGGATAGCACCTTTGAATCTCACGGCGGAATACATGGCGTGTCATGATCCGGTTGCTGTGATCTACTTCGACCCAGTCATAGTGTGCATCCGTCTCCGATCCAATGAGCTGCAGTACCTGCATGCGGCTCCCTTGACCGATCGTGTTCTGTCCGCCGTCTCGGAAGTCCATCATTCCTTTGACAATCTTCCCTATAGGCTCTAGCGCATCGCTACTTTCAATCGCGACGGTGGGAATCGTCCGAGCCGGCCGTGGGTCCAAGCTGTCCTTCTTCCCTCGGGTTTTCTCATCCTTCACCACCAACGCTATGGACGGATGTTCGGAAACCAAGTCCGCGCGGATCTGCGTCAAGATGTCATCGAAGACCCGTTTCTCATCGGTTCGGATGTGGAAGTGCGCCGTGTTCATGACCGGATCACTGTAGTGCTGTGCCCCAGGTTGCCGAAGGACTCGCCCGATGACCTGAGTGATCTGTCGCGCTGACGCCATTTCTTTGTCTATGTATGCGAAAGACGCCGCTGGATCGTCCCAGCCTTCCTGAAGGCCAAGATTGAAAATGATGTGCTCGTAGTCGCCGGCGATGAATCGGGAGTAGTCTTTCTCCGCCCCATCGAAGAGGTGCATTTCTGGCGGCTTCTGCGATTCCTTCGAGAATTTGAGCTGGCAGTAGACGGCGATCTTGGCTGGGTCTACCTTTGCGACCTCGACGAGGTGTCGCCATATTAGGATGGGCCGGGCCTGTCGTTCCTGAAAGGGCCTTTTGAGGTCCTCCGAGACTGGCACGCCATCCACGGTGTTGGTGGAGCAGACATATATGGCCTTTGGTCGGAAAGGCAGCTTCAGATTTTGAGCTGCTTGCTGCGCCCTTCGCATGTCGGTCAGCAAGTTATCTAGCGCGGGTTCTAGCGGGGTGATGTATCCGTCTATTGATATCCGCTGCTTCACCAACTGGGCCTCTACGACCTCGGGGCTCGAGACAGTCGTCGAGAAATCCGGATCGGTCCACCCTTGGTCGCTACGAAGGCGAGAGATGACATTATTCAGACGCGGCGGCAGCGACATGGTGGCGCTAGCAACGATCAGCGCATCTGGTGCGAGTTCTAGGAGCCGATCGGTCTGAAGATCGGACAGGTTGTGTCCTTCGTCATAGACGACGATTAGAGGACGTCTCTGTCCCTTCGCCGTACGGCGCTTCTTAAGTAGCTCCCATAGGGACTCCTCTGCCAAGTCGAGCTGCGCCCTATAAACCTTACGTTCCTCGCTCGACGCGTCGTCAATCGCGAACTTGCCCACGGTTGCAACCAGGAGCAACGGCTCGTGTTCGCTGCTCAAGTGTTCAGGCGCGGCTTCCAGCAGCGGCATAACTCGAAAACCGGGAAGGTTATCCGCATACTTGCCAGACGAAAGATTCTCGAAGGTCTGCGAGACCACCACACGTCCCTTCGATATCCAAAGAACCACCGGCGGGAGAGGAAGCTCTTCGCCAATCCGCGCAACAGCCTCAGCTAGCATCAACGTCTTACCGCTGCCGGTGATCGCCACAAGCGTCTGCAGAAACGGAACAGGCGTGGTGCGATTCACCATTAGCGGGTCGGCAGCGTAATCGGTAAAGCGCCGAGCGATTTGCGCTGCCGCGCGGGCTTGAAATTCGATGGGTTCCATTATTCGCTATCGTCAGAATTGTTAAACTCATCATTGTCCGTCAGACCAAGATCCGCAAGAATCTTGTCCGGAATCTTCCAGAAACGAACGTTCGACGACTGGAAAAGCTCGTATCGGGCGTAAACATGGAAGGGTGGTTCAAGGCCAGCCTTCTTAGCCTCGGACACGACTTGCTTGTATGTGTCGCGGTTAAGGGATCCGACAGGGCCACCATTGTCCCAGATCAAGAAGTATCCCTCGCCATTTTGATCTTTCCCGACCAGATACTGATAGTCAACGCCATCAACTCGGGTGAGGCTCGGGGCAGAACGCTTATGCGTCTCCCAGTGGGAAGTCAGCACCACATCTATCAGCTCGTCCCGCTGCATGGTGAGAACGGTCTTTGCGTCGATGGTCTTCGTGAGGAGCCGATACTCGAAGCCGCCGCCTAGGGCTGTAGCTGGTTTTCCCGTGGGCCGCTCCCCAGTCACAGCGTTTTTGAGGCGTTGCCAAGTCAGTGTACGAGCATATTTGTCGCCGTTTTCAGGCGCGCCTTGCTCGATGAGTATAAAGCGGCGAGAGGAACCGAGATCATGATTGAGTTCAAGCACTGCGTGACCTGTCGATCCAGAACCAGCATAAGGATCCAGAACCAGACCTTCTGGTGGACACCAGATTTGGATGATCTTCTTCAGGAGACGCAAAGGCTTCACCGTATCGAACGCATGTCCTTTTCCAACGATCGCGTCCAGCTCCTTGCGAGCCATATCTGAATGGCCAGATTGTGCGTGTGGCCACGTGACGGACCCGATGTCGATCGGGGATTCATACAAATCTTCATCCCAGAAGGTTGTCGGAATCATGCCGGCCCGAACGGCATCGATCGGCGTCTTGAGCCGCGGGCGGCCCGCGCCAGGTCTCCTATTCTTATCGTCGCGAAAGAAGAGCTTTGGCCAATTGCCCTTTTGCCGACGTTTAGTCGCCAGCTGTGCTGCTCTCTGAACCGCCGGATCCCGGTCTGGCCGATACCCCTCCAAGGCAACATCAGAGTCAGCGATGACTAGAGCGTTGCCCCGGCCATCGCCTAGGTCTCGTTCGACGTATTTTACACCCCACTCAGCGAGATACTTGATGACCTCCTCTTTTGTGAAGTTTACCCAGTGCGATCTGGGCTCCGGAAGCTGTCCATCGAAGGCGTATTCCCCGTTTGGATAGTGCAAATGGCCTGTAAACGGCGACTGAATTGCATAGGCTGTAGCTGCACGGTGTTGCCTGGCTGTCGGGTCTGTCGGGATCCAGTCCCCCCCATCATCGCCGTCAATGTTTTTCGTGCCAGACCGGTCAATCGGGAGCAACTGCATCCTCGAGAGATCTTTGTCCTTCGCGTAAACCAATACGTAGTCAGTGGTCTTCGATATGGAATTTCCGCCCTTCGGAGAGTATGCTTTCTGCCAGTTGATGATGGCTACCCGGTTATTCTCCCCGAAAACTTCGTCCATCATCATACCGAGATGAAAGAGTTCGTTGTCATCGATACAAATTGCTACCACGCCGGACGGTTTAAGCATCGCCTTCATTATCTGAAGGCGAGGCATCATTGCCTTGATCCATTTCGTGTGCTTGGAGCCGTCCTCGTTGGACACGATGGTTCCGAGGTCCGGGTCGTTCGGGTCATTGTCCCACCGGTCGTTGTAGCGAAAATACTGCCCGGTGTTGTAGGGTGGATCCGTGACGATCAGATCGACTTGGCCCCGATACTTGTACAGCGTCACCATTGCTTGGAGGTTTTCGCCTTCGATCAGCATATTCCTCGCTTGATCCTCCGGCGTGCCAACGTTGAGGCGAGGCTCCCGGCGAGTCTGGCGAGGACGGACACGCTTGGCGATCTGCATGGCGGAACGTCGGCCGTGGAAGCTGAGCGCCACCCCGCTGGTCATCATGCTCTTCGCAAGGCGCTCGAGCTCGTCTCGGGTGAGCTTCGACAGCTCGGCATCAACATCAAATTCCATCGTCAGACTTTCGTGCGCATCGCGCAATGTTCCGCTATTGTTCTTACGTTCCTTAAAGGATGCGTATAGCCGGTGCAAGCCACTTTGCGTACCCCCCAGGCGGTTGCGTGGGAATAATCTGGGATCCTCCTAGACATCGGCGCATGCGCGCGTCCCCCCTTCGGTGTCTTTTGTTAAGTGTGCGGAATGCTCTACCCACGCAAACGGAAACGGCTCCAGCACCCGCGCGAGCGTTACCTCCCTCCCCTGCTGCCCGTCCAGAATCGCCTCCACAATATCGGGGGCGAGCAACGTCAGGCGCAGGACGCGGGTCAGGTAGGATACGGCAATTCCGTCATGCTCAGCCAGTTCGGCGATGGTGGCGAACAACCCGGAATCCAGCATGCGTTTCCACCGAAAGGCGCGGGCCAGCGCCTTGACCAGCGTGTTGTCGGTCCTTCGCGGCTGCGCGGCGCCGTCAGGCATCTGCATCTCCTTTCGCCCGCCGCGCTTTACGACACGGAACGGGACGTGAATGGTGATGAATTCTGGAATTGGCGTGGCGCGGATCATGCAGCTTTCTCCATGTCGCCGGCCAGCATCTCGCGCGCCAGCCCAGTCAGCCCGTCCGTGCGCAACCGTACGTTCAGTCCGTCCGTGCCTATGTCGACACGCTCGACCAGCAACGCCACGATGCGCGCCTGCTCGGCGGGGAAGAGTTCGTCCCATAGCGGGTCGAGCTGCAGTAGGGCCTTGCGCGCCTCGTCCTCGCTGAGGCTGCTCGCTGCGCTGCGCAGCGCCCTCCCCGTTCCGGTGACGATCTCCGGCTGGCGAAAGACAGCGCGGAGTTGGTCGATCACGGCGGCCTCGATCTCGCCAGCGGGCACACGGCCCACCGGACAGGAGCCGGCCCCGTGTTGCAGGACGGTCTGGCTGACGTAGTAGCGGTAGAGCTTGTCGCCGCTGCGCGTATGGCTCGGCGAAAAGGCTGCGCCATCCGGGCCGAACAGCAGGCCTTTCAGCAGCGCGGGCGTGTTAGCGCGGGTGCGTGCGGCGCGCTTGCGCGGGCTTTCTGCCAGGATGGCGTGAACCTTGTCCCAGGTCTCGCGGTCGATGATCGCCTCATGCTCGCCGGGATAGCTGTCGCCCTTGTGCACGGCTTCACCAAGGTAGGCGCGGTTGTTCAGCGTTCGGTAGATGAACTTCTTGTCGAAGCTGTTGCCGCGCACCGACCGGATGCCCCGGGCACCAAGTTCCCGCGCCAGCACCGTGCCGGAGCCGATCTCGATGAAGCGGGCGAAGATCCAGCGCACGTGCCCGGCGCGCTCTTCGTCAATGACCAGCTTCCTGTTCTCGGCCCGGTAGCCATAGGGCGGCATCCCGCCCATCCACATGCCCTTCTTGCGACTGGCGGCGACCTTGTCGCGGATGCGCTCGGCCGTGACCTCGCGCTCGAACTGGGCGAAGGACAGCAGGATGTTCAGCGTCAGCCGCCCCATGGAGGTGGTCGTGTTGAACGACTGGGTCACCGAGACAAAGGTCACGCCATTGCGGTCGAACACCTCGACCAGCTTGGCAAAGTCGGCCAGCGAGCGGCTGAGGCGGTCGATCTTGTAGACCACCACCACGTCGACCAGCCCGTCCTCGATGTCGGCCATCAGGCGCTTCAGGCCGGGGCGGTCCAGCGTGCCGCCCGAGATGCCGCCGTCGTCATACTGATCGCGGACCAGCACCCAGCCCTCGGACCGCTGGCTGGCGATATAGGCCTCGCAGGCCTCGCGCTGGGCATGCAGGCTGTTGAACTCCTGCTCCAGCCCCTCCTCGGAGGATTTCCGGGTGTAGACCGCGCAGCGCAGCTTGCGGGCGGTCTTCGATTGTTCCTGCAGCTTTGTCATCTCCGGCCCCGCAGGTTCTTGAGGCCGAAGAACACCCAGCCATTCCAGCGGGTGCCGGTGATGGCGCGGGCGATGGCCGACAGCGACTTGTAGGGACGCCCCTGCCATTCGTAGCCGTTGGCGGTAACCGTGACGATGTGCTCCGCGCCCTGCCATTCGCGCAGCAGCCGCGTTCCGGTAATCGGCCGGTCGCGGCCTGCGCGGATGCCGCGCTTCTTCTTGTCGCCGCCGTCCAGTTCCTCGCCCAGCCGCTCTAGCCGCCGGACCGTCTCGGGGTTCAGCCCGCCATAGGCGAGTTCCTGGATGCGATAGGCTAGCCGGCTTTCCAGGTAGCGCCGGTTGAACGGCGGCGGCTCGCTGTCAAACAGATCCCGCCACTGCTTCTTCAGGTCGGGCGTCGGCGTGGTCTTGAGCGCGGCCAGGCGCGCAGGGATGGGGTCGGGCGTGTTCATGCGTTTCTCCGGTGAGTTGGAGTTGCATGACGGCATTTGTCGGCTGAAGAGTGTAGGCGAATTTCTCCAGCATCGTCAGAAGCTTCGCCGCGCTTGCGCTGCATCAGACGGATGAGCCCGAGCGCCAACAGGCCGCAGACTTCGGCGCGTCGCTCGGCGGGCGTCATCTGGTCAGGGGGCAGAGGGTTGGGGCGTTTCATGAAGGAAGTGTCCGTCAGGTCTCGCCCTTCTCCTACTCATCGCATTCGCAATCCGTCCCATGGAGCTAAAAAAGTCGCGAGTAGAGCTGCCTTTGACTCGACTCCCGGTTGTTTCTTTGGCTAGAACATAATCAGAACATACCCGACATAAGCGAGGTGGAAAAATGGGTTCAGACCTCAGGAAATTCGTCAACCCAAAGTTCCTGAAGACCATCGAACTTGACCTCATCAAGGAACTCATTGCACGGCACTTCGAGCCGAATGACCTGCCCATCGACTTCGATGACGAAGATCCAGTGGTCAGATCTGCGCTCGCGAAGCATTTCGAGGCAGCCGTCACCGCCTGGAACGAGGGCATGGTGGCCGATCTCCACCGGGTGGCAGACCTCGGAAGCAACGAGGGCATGCAGATTATCCTGAGCGAGGCGCGACGGCAGGGCGTGGTGCTCTACCCCGACCCAGAGGCAGACGAGAAAGAGTCTGCACCAGTCAGACACGACCCGAAGCATGTCGCGCTGCACACCTACCTGCATCATAAAAGCGTCTTCGAGGCAGCGGCCGACTTCCATGCCCTGCGAACCCCGACAGCGCTGGCCGAGTTCAGAGGTCCGGAGCGCGACGTCAGTGCCGACCTGACGCCTGAGATCATCGACGCGTTCAAGGCCGCGGCAATGAAACTCTTCGCTCGCGATCTTCAAGGCGAGTATTGTCGCCTCGGTCCCTACGAGGAGGACGGCGAGATCAATCTCGTCGTCAGCCATGGAGCTCCGGTCGCGACGACACCTGTGGTAGACGGCGACCAGGAGAAGATCATTCCGCTTCGCGCGGTGAAATACGCCACGCTGCGCTACTCACCGGCAGAGGCGCGGTTGTTAATCGGCGGGGTCGTGAAGGCACAACAAGCGGATCTCGCCGAGATATTCGCCAAGCACGTCCTTGGCCGCGCCGGGTTCTTTTCGGGCAAGGATGCCCGTGATCTCTACACCCTCGACCCCATCAGCGAGGCTGGTCCCGACTTCGTTTTCGATCATCACTACGACGACCGTATCCTCGGCGTGCGGATCGTGGCCGCCTCCGCCGACTATTTCGAATGGGACGAGGGCGAGGCGAAATGGCGCTATGTCCGGACTTGGGAATCGAAGGACGCAACTGGTGCGCTACGTCACTTCAAGGGCAGCGAAGTGCGGTTCGGCAAGGGTTGGCGGCTCGGCGAGATCTCGTTCCGCGTCTTCTTCAAGTCGGAGGGCAAGCGGCCTACGCAGGTCACCGTGAAGCTGAAACCCCCGGGCACGCTCGCCTTTCGCCGCACGCGGTTCGAAAAGGCGATCCACACGCTGATCGCACGCCACGGGCTGGAGAAGGACTGCGATGCTGGCATGGTTGTGGACGCGGCTGAGTGACGGCGGCCCGGAGGTTTCGATCTCGGGCCGGGCGCTGCGCAGGTTTCCCGCGCGCGAGATCGAACGCTTGCTGCGAGCGCGTGTGCTGATCGAACATTCGAAGGCGGACAGCTGGTCGGTCTGCGCGCATTGCGACTGCGGCCTCGATGTTCGGCCAGTCCGGAAGTTCGGCGACCAACTGCGCGCATGCTGTCCTCACGATGCAGCCGAGGACATTGTCCTCGATCATGGCGACCTGACGCGGTTCGGCGTTGATGCCAGCAGACTTGCAGGGCAGATCGGCGTGAGCGGCGGTCTCACCGGCGCCGTTTCGGCGGTCTTGGATGGGGTCTGGATGATTGGCTCCGGGCCTGCCGGCAGGGCGCTCATGCTTTGCGACAACGCGGATCGGTTGGAGCCACCGGGCGCAATCCTTGCGCTGAAATCCGCGGCGGCGTTGCGGCCGGTGACGATAATCACCAAGGAGCCGGAGCCGGCGCGGGTGCTGCGGCTGCGCGAGGCCGGGATCGAGGTCCGGGCGCTTGCCGACATGATCAAGGCAGATCGGGCGGGCGTCGACCGCCTGATCCTCGAAGACGGGCACACATCGACCGATGGTGCAAGGCTCCTCCTGCATCGCCAGGGGCTGTTCGCGGTGCTGGACGGTCGGCGCCTCGATCTTCCTCCGCAGATGTTCGCGCTCTTCCGAATGCTTATCGAACGGTCGGGGCAGCGCGACCCCGTGCTCAGGGCACAGGAGATCGAAGCTCAGTTTCAGCGAACACCGCGAGAGATCGTCCGTGACCTGCGCAGGGCCCTCGTCACCTGCGGGCTCACGGAAGAGTCGGTTGAAACGCTCGTGGAGACCGTCCGGTCACGCGGGTACCGCCTTGGCCTCGCGCCGTCAGAGGTCGCGATGGAAGGCTGAGGGCCGTCGGTCACACACGCGGCACACATCAAACACACGCCAATCACACCTGGAGACCAATGGAGACCGGCAGTCTTGGGGCATCAGAAACGATGTTCCGAGGCTTTCCCCGATGTATCCCCCGATTTCACCCCCTGATCTCTCCACGCTGATCCACGAAACCGACCTTGCCGCGCGTCGCCTGCAGCGCAAGCTGAGGCTGCCTGCCGCCGATCTTGATGACCTGCGTCAGGATCTTCTGGTCGACCTGATCTGTCGCCTGCCGGGCTTCGACAAGCGCCGCGGCACCATCGGCGCATTCGCAAACATTGTCCTGCGCAACCAGTGCTCGCGCATTGCGATCCGGCACCATCGCCAGCGCCGGGCGCAGGGCGGCACGGTGCTGGCGCTCGACGCGCCCGGCGCCGGCAGCGCCGAGCCGCTGGGCTGCCTGCTGGCGGAGACGGACGGGCTGGCCGCCTGGCATGGCCAGGATCGTTGCGCCGCGGCGGACGTGGAGACCCGCCACGATCTTGCCCGGGCGCTCGCCGACCTGCCGGAGGATGTCCGCGGGCTCTGCGCGGCTCTCGGCACCTGCGCCGTCGCCGATCTGATCGGCCGCGACGGCATCTCCCGCTCCGCCCTCTACCGCCGCCTCGCACGCCTCCGGCTCGAACTCGCCATGCGCGGGCTCGGGGGGCGGTGGGACGGTTCGGAAGCCGCGTGAGTAGAGGGAGGACATGGAGATGCTCGTCATGCCCCCAACAGCTTTCACCCCGGCGCGGCCCCGGCCGCTCACTGACATCGAGTTCTGCGCCTGGATCGGACAGGCGATGCCCGGCGACCGGCTGGAATACCACCGCGGGTTCCTCGGAATCGACACGACAGCCGTGATCTCGACGCTGCCGGAGCCGGACCGCCGCAGGCTGGCCGCGATGGCGAGCGCCGCGCACCGGGCCTTCGAGGCGGACCTCGTCCACCTCGTGCAGGTGCGGCTCGGTCCGGACCGCTTCGCCTATCTCGCCATCGCCCGGACCAGGCCGCGCCGCACGCCGGTGCCGCTCGCCCGCCTCCTCGAAGACGCCGAGGCCGCCTGATGGCCCTGCCATTCCCCTCCAATGGAGACCCCGCCATGCCGCACCCCGACAACGCCCCTCGCCTCATTGATCTCGAAGGTCTCGCCCTCGGCGACATCGCGGCGCTGCCGCCCGAGATGCTGCTGGATCTGCAGACGACGGCGCTCGCCGAGACCGCCCGCGTGAAGCGGCTGCGGGACCGGCTCGAGGCCGGCATCGCGCAGCGCTACGAGGCCGCCGCCGCGGCGGAACGGGCTGCGCAGGGCAAGACCAGCGGCACCGTGCGGGTCGAGGACGAAGGCGTCGTGATCGTCGCGGACCTGCCGAAGAAGGTCACGTGGGACCAGAACCGGCTGGCGGCGATGGTCGAACGCATCCGCGCCGCCGGCGACGACCCGACCGAGTATCTCGAGATCGCCTATCGCGTGCACGAGCGGCGCTACGGCGCCTGGCCAGCGGCGATGCGCGAGGGTTTCGCGGACGCGCGGAGCGAGACCACCGGCAAACCCGTCTTCCGGCTCGAGGCTCGAGACCGGTGACGCGCGGCGGCGGGACGCCCGGTCGGCAACGCCGGGCAGGTTCCCCTTCGGCACCCGGTCACCCCCGCCGCCGCGCACCCTGAACGCAACTCCCGGAGAACCCCATGGCCTTCCGCATCATCACCGCCGACGAACGGCTTTCGGCCGCCGAGAACAAGACGTCCCTCGCCATCTTCGGCCCGCCCGGCGTCGGCAAGACGACGCTCCTGAAATCCCTGCCCGCCGAGGAGACGGTGTGCCTCGACCTCGAGGCTGGCATGAAGTCGGTGCAGGACTGGCGCGGGGACTCGATCCCGGTGCGCAGCTTCACCGATTTCCGCGACCTCGCCGTGCTGATCGGTGGGCACGATCCGGCCCAGCATCCGAAGTCCTGGTACGGCGCCGAGTATCACGCCTGGCTGCAGCAGCAGTATCTCGGCACCGGCATCGAGGACTTTCTCGCCCGGAAACGGATCGTCTTCGTCGACTCGATCACCGACCTGACGCGGCAGGCCATGGCCTATGCCCGCCAGCAGCCGGAGGCCTTCTCCGAGCGGACTGGCAAGCCGGATGTCCGCGGCGCCTACGGGCTTCTGGGTCGCGAGGTGATCCAGGCGCTGAAGCATCTCCAGCATGCCCGCGGCAAGACGGTGATCTTTGTCGGCGTGCTCGAGAAGGTCACCGACGAGTTCGGCGCGACGACCTGGCAGCCGCAAATGGAGGGCACGAAGGCCGGGCGCGAGCTGCCGGGCATTGTCGACCAGGTGGTCTCGATGCAGCTCTTCGGCCGCGACGCCAAGGGCGACTGGACCCTGGATGAGACCTCCGCCGAGCGCCGGCTTGTCTGCCGCTCCGGCAACCCCTGGGGCCTTCCCGCCAAGGACCGCTCCGGCCGGCTCGACACCACCGAGGCCCCCGATCTCGGCGCGCTGATCGCGAAGATCGACGGCCGTGCAGCCGCCCACACCGCCACCCCCTCCTGATCCAGACGCAAAGGACAGACCCATGAGCTACGATCTCAACGACGCCCAGCCGCAGATGGCCCCCATCGGCGAGCTGATCCCCGACGGCACCTTCGCCAAGGTCCGCCTGACCGTACGCCCCGGCGGCGTCGACGGCGCGACCCCGATGGACGCCAAGCTCCTGAAGGCCTCGCAGTCGAGCGACGCGAAGATGCTGGACTGCGAGTTCACCATCCTCGAGGGGCCCCATGCACGGCGGAAGTTCTGGCAGAGCTTCACCGTGGCGGGCGGCAAGGTCGACGAGAAGGGCCAGTCGATCGGCTGGAAGATCTCGAAATCCACCTTTCGGGCGATGGTCGACAGCGCTCTCGGGCTCGACCCCAGGGACGAAAGCCCCGACGCCAAGGCCAAGCGGGTGCTGCCCGGGCTCAAGCATCTCGACGGCATCGTCTTTGCTGCACGGATCATGGTGGAGCCCGCCTCCAACCCTCAGTACCGGGACCAGAACCGGATCGCGAACGTCGTTCTGCCCGACGAGCCGCAGCATGCCCCGACCATGCGCGGCGAAACCGTGCCCCCGGAGCCCGTCAACGCCCCGCCGCGCAAGGCCGCGAGCGCGCCGGCGCCGGGCTGGCAGGCGCCGACACCGGCATGGGGGGCGCAGCCGCAAGCGCCGTCCGCGGCTCAGGCCTGGGGCGCTCAAGCGCCGGCCCCGCAGCCGCCCACGCAGCAGCCGCCCGCCCAGCAACCGGCTCAGACCCCGCCGTCCCCACCCAGCGGGGCGCCGGCGACCGGCATGCCCGCCTGGCTCAATGGCTAAGGCGCGGTCGGCAGCACGGCGGCGGAGGTCGACCCGGCCTTCGCCGCCGCCCGAGGCCCGGCGCGATCCGGCCGGGCCGATGACCCCGGATGAATGGCAGGCGCATGTGACGCGCGAGGCGGCGCTGGAGATCGGACGATGGCTCGAGGCCCGAGGAAGACTGCACGCCCCCATCGCAAGCCTCGGCCTCGGCGATCTCGAAGCCATGGCCAGCAACGCGATCTCGCGCTGGTTCGTGCTCCAGTCCGAAAAGCTCCAGAGGGCGGGCTGGCCGCCCGAGGACCCGATCGGGAGCTTCTTGCTCGGGTAGAGCTCTGCGCCGTCTGCGCCCGCGAGGCGCGCGGCTTCGGCTACTGCCACGGCCTCCGCTGGGATCGCCACCCCTACCACCGCTTCTGCTCGCGCCGCTGTCAGGACGTGGGCAGCGCCATTGCCCAAAGGAACAACGGCATGATCGACAAGACCGCCCGCGAGGCCCGTGCGATCCGCGATGCGCGGACGCTCTTCGCCGAAGCGCTCACCGACCTCGGGCTCATGGAGCCCTTCTTCCACCGCAGCGCCGAGGACATCGACCGCCTGATCGAGGCGGCCGTCACCGGCTACATCGACAGCATGCAGGACCAGGCCGCGCGCAAGGAGCGCACCGGCACGGCCCTCGACGACCCCATTCCGTTCTGAGGGGGCGCGCGATGATCGACCTGAACGAAGACACCGCGTCCTGCAGCTGGAAACCTCTGCTCAAGACGGCCACCGAGAACGCTGTCACCGACTTCGAGATCGAGTTCTGCGACAGCCTCCGCGAGAAGCTCGCGCGGTTCGGAGAGAGCGCCCGGCTGACGGACGCGCAGTTCCACAAGCTGACCTGCATCGCGCAGGCCGGCGGGTTCTGGGAGCGCGAGAGATGATCGACCTCAACCATGGCTCGGGCTGCCTCTACGGCGCCGGCGCGCCACGCCCGCCCATCGCCGAAGCCGTCTCCGCGGCCATCGACACGGCGCTGTCCGCGCGCAACCGCGCAGAGCGTCCGCGCACCTATGTCAGTTCCTCGGGTCTCGGCCGCGACTGCCTGCGCCAGATCCAGTACGACTTCCTCGCGGTGCCCAAGGACGAAGGCCAGGAGTTCGCGCCGCGCACGCTGCGCATATTCGAGGCGGGCCACCGGGCCGAGGACATCGTCGCAGGCTGGTTCCGGATCGCCGGGTTCGACCTGCGGACCGAGCGACCCGATGGACGCCAGTTCGGGTTTGAGGCCCTCGGCGGCCGCTTCAAGGGTCACATCGACGGCTGTTTCATCTCCGGCCCAGTCGCGATGGACTATCCCGCGCTCTGGGAGAACAAGGCGCTCGGCGCAGCCAGCTGGAAGGACGTGGTCAAGCGTGGCGTCAGCCTCGCGCGACCCGTGTATGCGGCGCAGATCGCCCTCTATCAGGCCTACATGGAGCTGCCGGCCCCGGCGCTCTTCACCGCGCTGAACCGCGACACGATGGAATTGCACGCCGAGCTCGTGCCCTTCGACGCGCGTCTCGCGCAGGAGATGTCGGATCGCGCCGTCGCCGTGGTGCGGGCCTCCGAGGCCGGGGAATGGCTGCCGCGCGCCGCGGCCGAGCCGAGCGCAGTCCTGTGCCGGGGTGGGATGGCGGCCGGCAAGTGGCACGCGCCCTGCGCCTGGGCGACACGGTGCTGGGGAGAGCGGCGATGATCCCCGACGCCTACGAGCTCAAGCGGATCGTGCGCGCGCATCGCGACCGGTTCTGGTGCTCCGACCTGCTTGGAGCGGCAGAGTTCGCGCCGATCTACTTCTTCGACGATCAGGCCGCCTTCGATGGCGAAATCGTCGACCGCGCGATGACCCGGGTCTTTACCGGTCCGCTTCGGCTGCCGCATCCGTCCGTGATCTTCGAGGTGCGCGAGCAGCGCGCGTCTCCCTCGGGGCTGATCGTCTGTGCCCGCGCCGACGGCGACATCGTCGAGGCCACGTTTCTCATGCGCAAGCGGGCGCCGCGCGGCTGGACGGATTGCCTGGTGCGGGTCTGGATGCATCCGGACGGCAAGGCGGAGATCGAGGGCAACCCGGCCGAGTGGAGCGACGAGACGGTCCGCGGTCACGGCGAAGTCGCCGCCGGCATCGTCTGGCGCGCGCTGACCATCCTCGGCGCCTCACCTGAAATCCGCGACCGCAAGGTATCGCACGCGAAACGCTCCCGCCTGTCCCGCGAGGGCGTGCGCGGATGGGTCTGGCGCCAGGTCGCCATCGATCCGGCGCGCCTGCAGGCAGCGACGCCGCCGCAGGGCGGCATTCACGCCAGCCCGCGCTGGCACATCCGCCGCGGTCACTGGCGGCAGCTCGCGGACGGTCGCCGGGTCTTTGTCCGCCAGTGCGAAGTGGGCGATCCGACCCGCGGCGGGATCGTCAAGGATTACGCAGTGGAGATGCCCCAGCCATGACCGAGTTCACCCCATCCGCCACGCAGGCCGCCGCGATCCGCGAGATCAAGGAGTGGTTCGAGACCAGGACCGAGCAGCAGCAGGTGTTCCGCCTCTTCGGCTATGCCGGGTCCGGCAAGACCACCGTGCTGAAGTTCGCGCTCGACGAGCTTGGCCTCTCGCCCCACCGCAGCGCGAAGGACGGCCGCTGCGTGCCCGGCGTCGTCACCGCCACCTTCACCGGCAAGGCTGCGCTGGTGCTGAGCCGCAAGGGCACGCCTGCGCGCACCATTCACAGCCTGATATACTCGGTGATCGAGTCGACCGAGGAGGAAATCGAGGAAGCCGCGCGGAAGATCGCGCTGGCCGAACGCGACTCGCTTCGCCTCACCGGGTTCGCGCGCACCACTGCCGATGCCGCAATCGAGTCGATGCGCCAGGGGCTCTCGGCGATGAAGCATCCGCGCTTCGCCCTGAACCCGCAGAGTGACGCCGCGGACGCCCGGCTGATCGTGCTCGACGAGGTGTCGATGGTCGGCGAGGAAATGGCGCGTGACCTGATGAGCTTCGGCAAACCGATCCTTGTGCTCGGCGATCCGGGCCAGCTGCCGCCGATCCGGGGCGAAGGCGCCTTCACCCGCGACGAACCGGACGTGATGCTGACCGAGATCCACCGCCAGGCGGCCGAGAGCGCGATCATCCGCCTCGCCACCATGGCGCGTGAGGGCCGGCCCATCGGCTTCGGCGTCTACGACGACCACGTCGCCAAGCTCCGCAAGGGCGACATCACGCCGGAACAGGCGCTGCGCGGCGGCCAGCTGATCTGCGGGCTGAACGCCACGCGGCTGCAGATCAACAACGCCATGCGCGCGGCGGCCGGTCTCGGCGGGAGCTGGCTGCCCACGGGGCCGGCCGAGAAGATCATCTGCCTGAAGAACCAGAACGATCTGGGGCTGATCAACGGGATGTTCGTGACGCTCGAGGACATCGTCGACGAGGGCAGTCTCTACTTCTCGGCCGTCGTCCATGACGAGGACGGGCGCCACATCGGCGAGCCCTATGAGGACGGGCGTCCGGGCCGGCTGCGCATCTACAAGGGGCATTTCGAGGACCATGTCGCCTACGACGACAAGCGCCATGACCGCGATTACAAGGAGAAGCGCCTGCTGACCGAGGCGACCTTCGGCTGGGCGATCACCGCGCACAAGGCGCAGGGCTCGCAGTGGGAGAACGTGATCGTCTGGGACGACGGACTGGGCCGCAGCGAGATCGACCGGCGCCGCTGGCTCTACACCGCGATCACCCGGGCTGAGCGCGGGCTCGTCCTTCTGGCCTGAGGGGCGCGATGATCGACCTCAACGACATCGCGGTCCCGAAGACCCGGCACGATCTGGCGGCGGTGAAAGAGCGGCTTGCCTGCACGGCCGCCGACTGGCTGCCGGGGCTCTTCCCCGAGGCCCGGCTCGCGCGGGACCGTCGTTCCCTGCGCTGCGCGGACCTCTCCGGTCGACCGCCGCGCAAGGAGGGCTCCTGCACCATCCATCTCGACGGCCCCTATGCCGGCTGGGGCTTCGACTACGCCACCGGCGAGCGGGCCGGTCCCATCGACCTGATCGCGCAGGCGACCGGTCTTTGTGACGGGTCGCTCTTCGACGAGGCAGCGCGGCTCGCCGGGATGGATCGCCCTGCGCCGCAGCCTGCGCCTAAGTCGCCCATGCACACACGTCCCGACCACTCGGCCGAGATCGCGCGTCTGGTCGGTGGGGCCGTGCCCCTCGCGGGCACGCCGGGCGAGACCTATCTGCGCGCCCGCGGGCTCTCGGATCCCGGATCGCCCGATCTGCTGTTCCACCCCGATCTTCCGGACTTCGACAGCTGCCGCGGCTGGCCCGGCCTGATCGCCATCCTGCGGTTGCATGACGGGCAGCGCGCGCCGGGTATCCACCGCACGTTCCTGCTCGACGACGGCAGCACCAAGGCGCCTCCGGGCAAGAAGATGCTGGGCAGTGTTAAGGATGCCGTGGTCCGGCTGTTCCCGATGCCGGAGGACGGCCACATCGGCATCGCCGAGGGCATCGAGACCGCGCTCGCCGCGCATGCGCTCTTTGGCATGTCGGTCTGGGCGGCGCTGTCGGCCGACGGTCTGGCGCGGTTCCAGTGGCCCGAGAGCACCCGGCGCGTCACCATCTACGCAGATGTCGGGGACGCCGGCCTCCAGGCGGGAGCGACGCTCTCGGACCGTCTGAACCGCGCCGACATCCCGAACGAGATCGTCGCCCCGCTGCATGGTGACGACTTCAACGACGATCTGCAGCGCGGCGCTCGCGCCGAGGATTACGCGCGCTCGGCAGACACCACATCGGTGTCGCAGGCCGAGGAAACGGAGACGGCCACCCCGATTGTCGCGTCTGTCGATGATCCCGCCACCCTGATCGCCGCGGCCGATACGCTGACCAACCCACCCGAGTTCGAAGCCCTGTCCACGCTGCTCGGGCGCATCGCGCTGGCGAGGCTCGATCCTCTGCCCGAACGGCAGGTCATCGCGCGGATCAAGTCCGCGACCGGCATCGGCATCTCGGTCCTGACCCAGCAGCTGGCCGAACTCGGCCGCCGCGTGAACGCCACCGGCGATCCGCACGCCCCGATCCCGAAGCCTGCCTGGTTCAGGCGCCTCCGGCTCGACCTCGCGGGGGCACCCGAGCGCAACGAGGCCAATGTCATCGTGGCGCTGACATCCGATCCTGCCTTCGCCGGCGTTCTCGCTTTCGACGAGTTCGGGCAGGAGATCGTGGTGCGCCAGCCGCTGCCGTGGGATTGTGCGACCGCGCCACTCCCGCGCCCCTGGGAGGACGCCGACGACATCCGCACCGCCGAATGGCTGCAGCTGCGCGGCATCAACGTGGCGCCGGTGGTCGTCAGCCGCGCCGTCGGCGCCGTTGCCCGCGAGCTGCGCATCCATCCCGTCCGCGACTGGCTCGACACCCTGACATGGGACGGCACGCCCCGGATGGAGACCTGGACCAGCGCCTATCTCGGCGCCGACCCCACCGCGTTCAACCACACCATCGGCGCGCTCTGGCTGATCTCGGCCGTCGCCCGCATCTACCGCCCCGGCGTGAAGGCCGACCACATGCTGATCCTCGAGGGGCCGCAGGGCGCCCGCAAGTCCACTGCAATCAAGGTACTGGCCGGCGAGGAATGGTTCACCGACGAGCTGCCCGAGCTCGGGTCCAAGGACGCGGCGCTGCACATGCAGGGCGTTTGGATCGTCGAGATCGCCGAACTCGACGCCATCGGCCGCGCCGAGGTCTCGCGCATCAAGGCGTTCCTGACGCGAACCACCGACCGCTTCCGCCCGCCCTATGGCCGCTACACAGTCGAGGTGCCGCGCCAGTGCGTGTTCGCCGGCACCGTGAACCCCGACACCTATCTGCGCGACGAGACCGGCAACCGCCGCTTCTGGCCTCTCCGCTGCGGCGCCATCGACATCGCGGCGCTCGCCCGCGACCGGGACCAGCTCTGGGCCGAGGCCGTCCACCGTTTCCGAGCCGGCGCAATCTGGTGGATCGACGACCCAGCGCTGCTGGCGGAAGCCCGCGAGGAACAGGGCCGCCGCTACCAGTCCGATGCCTGGGACGACCTGATCGAACACTGGCTGACGCACGAGATCCGCACCGTCTCCGATGGCTTCCCCGACTACGGCAACTCCCGCACCGAGAGCGTGCCGCGGCCGGAGCCGCTGCGGGACGTGTCGGTCGGCGAGATCCTCGAGGAGGCGATAGGGCTCGAGCCTGCCCGTTGGACCAGACGCGATCAGACGCGTGTTGCGGCGTATCTGAAGGCGAATGGCTGGAAACGGGAACAAGTGCGCATTGGGTCAGGCCGCAACGCGCCGAGAGTGTGGCGATATCGCCGACGCATGGAAGATTAGCGCTAGGCCTCGAGCCTACCCTGCTTCGGCATAGAGCGCGAAGAGGTCCGGTGTGTCGGCGTCTCGCTTTCGCGAAAGTCGCTCACCCAAGTGGAGGCAGGGATGCTTGATCCTTGAGAGTCCTTTTCGCCCCTCGAAATGTGCGCTCCCGCCGTTGGGCATTCGCACCGTGATGACTTCGGCACCGCACATAGGGCATTGGTGACGAAGGCTTCGACGCTTCTTCTCGTCTGGCGAATGCTGCAGCACCCAGCTTGCCCTGACTTCAATAGTCCTTCCGTCCGGCAGCCGCCGCGAATGTGAGCGTCTTGGAATCCAGCGGTGACCCATCAGACAAGCCCTCTTTCTTCCACACTACTCCCGGAGATCCCTTTTCTGACATAGAAGCCGTTGGGGATCGCCTCCTGGACGAGCGGCACATGCGAAATCAGACCCACGGCACGGTTCTGTCGGACGATGGAGTTGAGGACCTGGAGTACCTGGTCGAGCGTGCCGGACCCGTTTTCGGTGTCGAGGCTTCCAAACCCTTCGTCGATGAAAATCGTGTCAAGCCGCACCTTGCCGCTCGCACTTTCGACCACGTCGGCAAGACCGAGTGCGAGAGCGAGCGCGGCAATGAACGTCTCGCCACCTGAGAGGGTGCTCGTGGCGCGCGATTTCCCGGTGTGAACATCGAACACCTGGATGCCAAGCCCGCGGCTACCTCGTCCGGCCCCGTCGAGATCTCGCTCGAGCCTGTAGCGGCCGGAGGTCATTGGCGCGAGCCGCAAGTTAGCCGCTTCCAGCACTTGGTCGAACATCGTGCCGATTGCGAATGTCTCCAACGACAGTCTTTGCGAGTTCTGCCCGTTTACCAGAGCTGCCAGTTCGCGCAGCGGGCCGGATGCAGCTTCAGCTTCATCAAGCTTGCGCAGGGTCTCCTCCAACCCCGTTCTCAGCTTATCCAGATGATCGACACGGCTCTGGGCGGCGACGCGCTCTTCTATCGCCCTGCCGAATGCCTCGGCATGGGTCTGGTGCGTTTCCCGTAGTGCTTCGAGATCAGGCCGGGACATCCCTTGGATCGCAGAGGCGGCATCTGTGGCTGCATCGGACGCACTCTTGTGCTCGCGCCGGTAGGTCTCGACGGCTTCCCTATCCTCATCGAGAGTTTCGATGGCCGGCTTGAGAGACTGAAACGCCTCTGCTGTGAGGCCAGCGCCAGCCAGTCTTGTTCGGAAGACCTCCGCCGCCTTCTGATGGCGCGTCTTGCTGTCCGCGAGCGCCTTGTCCGCGCTTTCGAGATCCTTGACCGTGCCGAGTGCTTTTTCGCGAGCGGAGTTCAGCGCCTTTTCCGCCGCGGTCCGCGCCGCCTGAAGCGACTCCAGCGACCCGGTCACCTTCTCGAGTGTGGCCGCGAGCGCCGGCACATCGCGGAGGTTCTCCGGCACCTCTGCGAGCCTGCCATCGCGCGCCGCTTTGGCCTCAGTTGCCTTGTTCCGCCGCTCATCGAAGCAGTCTCGCAACTCATCGCGTTTCCGCTCCAATTCCTCGATCTGCAGTTCCAGTTCCTCGATCCCGGTCTCCGCGGCAAGAATGTCGACCCGGGGCCCAAGCGCTGCGAGTGCGTCGTCTTCACGACCGATCTGTGCCGCGATGACGGCTGCACGCTCCGCTGGCGGTTCAAGGGTGGACAAGCGCTTCTGTCGCTCCTCGAGCGTCGCTTGCACCCCGACCAGTGCTTCGCCAGCTTGCCGGGCTTCACGATCGGCGGCCAGCCATGCTTCTCGTGACTCTCGGAATGCCTTGTCCAGGCCGGCACTACCGATTTCGCCAGTCGCCGGCGCAGGATGTTCGGTTGCGCCGCAGACCGGACATGGCGACCCTGCTTCCAGTCTCGTCGCAAGGTGCAGCGCCTGTGCGGCCGCGAGATTTCTTTCGGCCGTCTCATAATCATCTCGCGCCTTCTCGGCCTTTCCGGCCGCAGCTTCCGACTTCCGCAGTTGTTCTTCGACAGCGGCCTGAGCCGTTGCAACATCCTGCAAGGCGCCCTCGTAGGGCTTGGCGGCCAGATGCCGTTTGTCGAGCTCTGCGCGCCGGCCCGCGATCTCGGCGCGCTTCGCCTCCGTTTCGCGTGCAGCTTTCAGCTCGGCGCTTTTCGTGATGCGCTTCTCCTGGAGCTTGGTCAGTTGTGCCTTTGCCGCCTGAAAAGCGTTGTCGGCGTCCCGCTGCTCTTTCAGCGCGGTTTCGACTGCCTGATTGCTATCGGCTGCTGCCTCGAGGATTCGACCATACCGCTCCAGTTCATCGCTTCTCCGGCGCAGGGTTTCGACCTCATCGGCACGGTCTTCCTCACGCCGGAGCGCCTCTGCCGCCTTTTCTGCTTGTTTCGCGGCGATATCGGCGGCCTTGTCTGCCTCTTCGCGCTTGGTCTCGGCTTCACCAACCTCGCGTTCGGCATCCCTCACACGTTCCTCGACATCGATCAGACCGCGCGCGCGCTCGGCTTGTCGGACCTGCTCGGCAAGCGCCTCGATATCGTCCTTCCGCGCCTCAAGTGCGCGAAGCCGCTCCCTCATCTTTTCGGCCGCCGCGAACTTTTCCTCGATGGCCTCCGCCTGGTGCAACGCCCTCTCGGCAACTTCCGCCGTCGCCTTCTTGGTTTCTTCGATCGCGCGAAGTTCCGCACATCTCGCAGTTGCGGTTTCGATGCCCGCGATCAGTGCATCGGTGCTCTCGAATCCTTCTGCCGCGAGCTGCCTGGCACAGAGCGCACGTTCATCCCGCACCTGCCGTTCAGCCTCATCGGCTGCGGACTTGAGATCGGCCATGAGCTTCTCGTACAGCGAGACATCGAAGAGTTCTCGCAGGATTTCGAGACGCTCTTTCGTCTTGGCCGAAAGGAACTTCTCGAAGCGCCCTTGCGGCAGAAGGACGATTTGCCGGAACTGCTCAGAGCCGTATCCGAGCATCTCCATGACAGCCGCGTCGACGTCGCGCACCTTCTTCTCGGCTACGATCTTGCCCTGTGCCGCATCTGTAATTGCGTCGAGCGACATTCCGGTCGCATCGAACAGATAAGCTTCGTGCGTGCTACGGGTCTCGCCCTCACCGCGCGCCTTGGGTCGCATCTGGTCGGGTCGGCGAAGCACGACATATCGCCGCTCACCAATGTCGAATACGAACTCTGCCTCGGTCATTACATCCGGATCGGCGTGATCCGAGCGCAGCGACGGAGCGTCTTGCTCCGCCTTGGCCGCTTCTCCAAAGAGCGCAAAGGTCATTGCGCTGAAGATGGTCGATTTGCCTGACCCCGTCTGTCCGTATATGCCGAAGAGGCCCGCCTTGACGGCATCCCGGAAGTCGATGACGACCCGGCTAGGATATGGACCGAACGCCTGAAGTGTGAGCCGAACCGGTCTCATTGCACATCCTCTGTCTCACGCAGGCGACCAAGGGCCGATGCTACGACAGCCAGTTCTTTTTCCGAGATCCGGTCTTCGCGCACATGCTCGAGGAAGTCGCCAATGACTTCGACAGGGCTCGCAGCCGCCGGAGCGCGCCCCGCCAGCGATTTGACTTCTGGCGCGCGATCGTTCCGCTCGTAAACAAGTTCACAAGCGTTCGGGAACACGTCGCGGATGCGCTTCATTCCATCGATCACGGGCGTATCGTCGGTAAGAACGATCTTGATGAAATCGTCAGATCGGTCCGCGAGGAGAAGCTCTGCGTGTCGTCCCCTCAAAACGCGCACCCGACGAATGGGCTCGAAGGGAATGGTCTCTACCGTCGTTCGGCCGACCGCATCGATCTCGACGAGGCTCATCGACTTCTGGCAGTCAGATTCATCAAATCCGAAAGCCAATGGCGATCCCGAATACCGGATATGAGATGCACCGACCGATTGCGGCCGGTGCAGATGCCCGAGCGCCACATAATGAGCACCTTCGAACACGGATGAACTGACCGTCTCGACGCCCCCCACTCGAGTGAGAGGCCGCTCACTTTCGCTGCTCGCCGCCCCAGCTACAAAAGCATGCGAAACGACGACCCATCGCGCGCCATCGGGAATGTTACGCCGACTGCAAGCCACCTGAGCCGCGAGGATGTCCTCGGTGGTGTGGAGAGCTTCATCGGCGAAACATTCGCGGGCGGCATACTCATAAGCGAAGGGCAACCCTGTGAACGCCACGGGTCCGTATGCGTCACTGAGGATCAGAGGTTTCTCGTCAGCACTGATGGCTCCGCGTATCAACGCGCGCCGTGTGTCGGTCATGATCGCCATGGATGCGATTCGATCACCAGAGTCGTGATTGCCGGCGATCATCACCACGGCTGCCTCAGTCTCCGAGGCCACGCGCGCCAGGAACCCATTGAACTGGCGCACAGCAGACGTCGGTGGGGCAGCCCGATCAAATATATCTCCCGCAATAACAAGGACATCAATACCATTCGACGTGATCGCCGAAACGATCTGATCGAGAACTGCGCCGTGGTCGGCATCCAGAGGGATCCCGTTCAACTGACGCCCGAGATGAAGGTCGGCGGTGTGGAGAATCCTCATTGCCATAGTCCGTATAATTTTTAATCGTATAATTTCTAGATGGACATTTCGTCAGGAGTCAAGGTAGGGATGCACCCATGACGCTCGACGACCTCAAGCATGCTCAGAGAGAGCGCCTGATCTTTCTGGACCGCTGCCTGACTTGGCGGGGCATGGCGAACCGCAGGGATCTGATCGAGCGCTTCGGTATCTCGACCGCGCAGGCGGCGCTGGACTTCCGTGTCTACCTAGGTCTCGCGCGCAGCACGCCGCCCATCTACGATCCGGTGCGAAAGACCTACATCGCCGCGAGCGAGCACGAGCCCTTAGCACCATCCGGCCTGACCGAAGCCTTCGATATCTTGGCGAGCGACGATGAAAGCACGCCTTCGGCCGCGTTGCCCCGACCAGAAAGGAAGGCAGATCGGAGGACCATCGCGCTTCTTCATCAAGCAATCAGGTCGGGGAAAGCCGTCCACGTCCGATACACATCCATGTCGTCCGGCGCCGACGATGGGCAGTGGATCGCCCCGACCCGCTTCACGTCGGATGGTGAAAGCGTTCACGTGCGTGCCCACAGCTTCAAGCACGGCGAATATCGGAACTACCTCCCGATCCGCATCGATCCTGACAGCTCGTTCGAGGAGAAACTCCTGGCTGAGCCACTGCCGGTGGACGTGGATTGGAACACTCGGGCAATCATCTGGCTGCGCCCGAAGTCAGGGCTTTCGGATCGACAAGCCAGCGTAGTCCGAAGGGAATTTGGCTTTGAGGGAGAGTTCCTGCGCGTTGAAACGCGGAAGGCACTGGAGTTCTTCTTCAATCGGCGTTGGGGACTGGATGAGAAGGGCGCGCGGCTTGAGCGGGCGAAAACTGAATACGAGCCGATCGCGCCGGCATGGCCGAACGATCATTGAGAGCGCGGCAAGTGGTAACCTTTGAGCGGCTCGTGTCACCAACCGCCAGCGTCATCAACCGTGACACCATCCCCACGCGAAACTCGGTGACACGAGAAACTCTGCAATTCCAACGGTGTCACCGACCTTGCCGAGTGCCACCAACCGATTTTCTACCTTCATGTGAAGACCGACATAGCGGGTGGCGCCCATCTCATCTCTACGAGGGAAATGATAGGGGGCATTGGTGACACCAAGAATGGTGACAGCGCCAGTTAATATATTGAAAAATATTAGAAAGATCGTGTCACCAATCGAAAAAGGGCTTCACATAGTCGGTGACATCGCTTGAACGGCGATAGCTGATAGCGGCTCCGGACCGGCTTGTTTCGTTGGGCTTTCCTAAGTATTCTGTGAACGATCAAAGCCGAAGGCCCACAGCTTGTGAGCCTTCACGATGCACACACCGATCCCCGCGCAGGACGTTCGCCCCGAGCCGGGCGCGATTTTTCGATCCTGCATTCTCACCCTCGACCTTGCAACCACGACCGGCTGGGCGCTTCGCAGCCATGACGGACTGATCACCAGTGGCACGGTCAGCTTTCGACCCGGCCGCTTCGACGGCGGTGGCATGCGGTTTCTCCGCTTCACCAACTGGCTGACCGAACTCGATCGGCTGTCCGGGCCCATCGCCGCCATCTGGTTCGAGGAGGTCCGTCGGCACGCCGGCACTGACGCGGCCCACATCTACGGCGGGCTGATGGCCACGCTTACATCGTGGGCCGAACTGCGCGGCATTCCCTATGAGGGCGTGCCGGTCGGAACATGGAAACGATGCGTCTGTGGCAAGGGCAACGCCAGCAAGGACGAAGTCGTCGCCGCCATGGTCGCCAGAGGCTTTGCGCCTTCCAGCTCCGATGAGGCCGACGCATTGGCCATCCTCCATTGGGCCATCGCGACGAACGGAGGCATCGATGGCTGACAAGTGGCATTCGCCGGTCGACCGCGTCTGCGAAACCTGCGGGTTGGCGTTCACGGTCCAGTACCAGACCACGCGGCGGTTGGGTGGCGGTCGTTATTGCTCGCCGACGTGCAATCCGCGCGTCAAGGGCGTCGCCCGAAGCAGGGTCGCCCTGAAAATGGGGGCAAAGCGCGCCCTCGTTGACGTTGCATGCGCCGGGTGTGGACGGAACTTCCAGACGCGAGTGAAGAACATCGCGCGCGGCGGGGGACGCTATTGCTCGCGGGCATGCAACCCGGGCTATGAACGGCGTTACGAACCTTCGGAGAAATACCGCCGCCACAATCTGAAGCGGAACTACGGCCTCTCGAGCGCCGAGTTCGATCAAATGCGCTTGGCCCAGCAGAGTCGCTGCGCCATCTGCCGGTCGCTTCCGGACGAGCCCCACGGCGTGCTGGTGATCGACCACTGCCATATGACAGATCGCGTAAGGCAGTTGCTGTGTAACAACTGCAACATGGCTATCGGCCTGCTTCGCGACGACGCGGTCACCGCCACCAAATTGGCAGCTTATCTGCTCAGGCATGATCCCGACGAGACCGACGGCGAGTTGGCACTCTCCATTCTTCAGGAAACCCTGTACGCGGAGAGTCTCGCATGAGGTGGTACCCGAAAGGCTACGGCGGCACGCGTCGGGATCCCGACCAGGTTAAACGCGATGGCTGGCATGACGAGGGTGTGCTCGCCGTCTCCGTTGACGACCATCGCCTGACCTGGCCGGAGCGCGAGCTGGTGCGTCAACTCGGTGAGAAGCTGTATGGGCCACGTGCGGGCAACCGGGAGGCTGCGAATGGCTGAGTGGACGCCTACTATGGTCGAGGACCGGCTCGAGAGCGCGGCCGACGTGTTCCGGTCGCAGCCCGAGGTGAAGCCGCAGGGCTACTTCAACGCCTGGCCCGAGTACTTCCACAGCTTCGCCGACCAGGTCGGCCAGGAGCCTCGGATGCGCCGACCCAAGCCCGGGCCGCGTGACATCACGCAGGCCGAGGATGCTCTGCTCTGGCTGCGCTGGCTCGAAAAGGACGATGCTCGCCTGCTCTGGCTGCGTGCCAACCGGACGCCCTGGAAGCCGATCTGCTGGGAACTCGGCATCAGCCGCGCCACCGCCAACCGGCGCTGGCAATACGGGATCGCGGTCATCGTCTGGCGGCTGAACGGCAGGCGCGTACCGAAGAAGCGGTCGATGGAGTTCGTAGTGGCGAAGGCGGGCCAGGCTTGAATAGCGACGGAAGGCTATTCAAGCTTGACGCCACATGTCTTAATAAGGACTGGTGGTTGTTAAAGGGTCGAACGATGACGACAGAGCAGAACCAAAGGCTGGGCACCTTCGCTGAAACAAGCGTGGGCGGCGAACGCGTTCGCGCCTATGTGCCTGCGCCACTGCCGCCAAACCCGCCGCTCGACCTGCCGCAACTGATGAGTGTCTACGAACGCGCCATTGCGGCTGTCGGACGCCTCGACGGGATGGCGACGATCCTGCCGTCGACCCCGCTCTTCCTCTACATGTACGTCCGCAAAGAGGCGCTGCTGTCTTCGCAGATCGAGGGGACGCAGTCCTCGCTGTCCGACCTCCTGCTCTTCGAAAACGACGAGGCGCCCACGGTTGAACTCGACGATGTCACCGAAGTCTCGAACTACGTCGCGGCGATCGAGCACGGTGTCGCCCGCATTCGCGGCGGCTTCCCGCTCTCGCTCCGCCTGATCCGCGAGATGCACGAGATCATCCTGAGGTCGGGCCGTGGAGCCACCAAGCAGCCCGGCGAATTCCGCCGATCGCAGAACTGGATCGGCGGCACGCGCCCGGGCAACGCCCTATTCGTACCACCGCCTCCAAACCAGCTCGATGCCTGCCTTCATGCCTTCGAAGGCTTCCTGCACACCCGCGAGGCGGGCCTGCCGCCGCTCATCCGGGCCGGGCTTGCCCATGTTCAGTTCGAAAGCATCCACCCGTTCCTCGATGGCAACGGCCGATTGGGACGGCTGCTGATCACGCTTATTCTGGTCGAGGCGGGTGTCCTGCGGGACCCGATCCTCTATCTCAGCCTGTTCCTGAAATCCCGACGCGATGACTATTACCGGCTTCTGCAGGAAGTCCGCCAGGCGGGCACCTGGGAGGCCTGGATGGAGTTCTTCCTCACGGGGGTCGCGGAGACGGCCGAGCAGGCGTCCGAGACCGCCCGCGACCTGATTGCCATGTTCGATGCGCACCGCACGCAGATCGGAGCGCTCGGGCGGTCCGCACCATCGGCGCTGCGCGTGCACGAATTCATGCAGGCCCGCCCCATCGTCACCATCCAGACGGTCGCGGACAGCCTCAAGACCTCGTTCCCGACGGCGGGTGGCGCGCTCGAGAAACTGGCGGACCTCGGCATCGTGCGCGAGACGACCGGCAAGCAGCGCGGTCGCATCTACGCCTACTCCGACTATCTCGCCCTGCTGGATCGCGGCACCGAACCACTGCGCGCTTGAATCCCGCCGCACCATGTCAACCCGCCTTCGGCGCGCGAGACATTTTCCTGCGAGACATCGCAAGGCGAGACGGATCGCCCTTCTGACGCTATCCATGGCGATATGCTCGCTCTCGTGCGCTCAGGCGAACCGCCGTTCCTCCTGCGGTGGACACCGGAGCTGGCTTCTGGCGTCCAGCCAGAGTCCATCCGGCCAAGCCATTGTTTTCCGGTTCCTTTCCGGGCCGAAACGTATGCTGGCGGGCGAAGCGCGGGACTTCGCCAGCGACTGGCCTCGATTTTTGGGAAGCCACCGGGGTCCAGCGTCCAACCGCGACGCCGTGAAACCCTCGTGAAATCAGAGACCTGACCGGCAACACGGGATGGATGCCCGGTGGATGCCGGCTCCAGCCGGAAGCCGGTGGACACCACCGCTCCGGAGTCCACCTCGGCGGATGCCGATCCTTCATCGACAGGACCCTGCATGCCCCTCGCGCACGGCACTGCGGCGAGCACGGACGCCGTCGCGCCGTGCGCCAGGTCTCGGAACCGCGGGATGCGCCTCCGGACCTGCACAGCGTGCGGCAAGGTCGAGAAAGTGCGCGCCGACAACCCTGCCACTCAATGTCGACCGTGCGCCGCGCGGCCGGCGCTGGCGCAAGGCCGACGCGCTCGATCCGCGGATCGGAACCGTGAGACCTGCCAGCACTGTGGCAGGGTCTTCCCGGCGCCGCCGAGCAGCCGCCAGCAGTTCTGCAACCGCGCCTGTCGCCACGCGGCGCAATCGGTCGAACGGACCTGCGCAACCTGCGACGGCTCGTTTCGCATCGCCAGGTCGGTCCTGTCGGATCGCACGAATTCCAGCGGGCGGTTCTGCTCGCGGTCCTGCTACGAGCGCCATCTGTGCCGGACGCCGCGCATCCGCGGGCGCGGCTCGCGCTGGAAAACGATCCGCAAGGCTGCGCTCCGGCAGACGCCATTCTGCGCCTGCTGCGGAAAGACCAGGCACCTTCAGGTGCACCACATCATCCCGTTCCGCCTGACGCGGGACAACTCGCCAACCAACCTGATCCCGCTTTGCCGCGCCTGCCACAAGCGGGTGGAGAGCGTGTTCCACGATGTCGAGGCGGTCGATCCGCCGCTCCCAGTCACCAAGCTCGTCCTGTTCTGCAGCATCCATGCGCGCCGGACGGTGACCCTTCACATGCTCAAGAGTTCCGCCCATGCCGGCCAACGCGCTGCAGCTTGAACAATGGCCCATCGGCCGCCTCGTCGAATACGAGCGCAACCCGCGCAAAAACGACGACGTGGTCGACCGGATGGCGCAGGCCATCGTCGAGTTCGGCTTCCGCATCCCGATTGTCGCGCGCAGCGACGGGCTGGTGGTTGACGGGCATCTGAGGCTGAAGGCCGCCCGCCTGCTCGGTCTCGACACCGTGCCCGTGGTCCTCGCCGATGAGCTGTCGGAGACGCAGATCAAGGCGTTCCGTCTGCTGGCCAATCAGTCGGCGAACTGGGCGGAGTGGGACGAGGCGCTGCTGTCGGCCGAGCTGCAGGACCTGCTGGCGGACGACTACGACCTGTCGCTGGTCGGCTTCTCGGACGGCGAACTGGACAAGCTGCTGGCCTTCGATCCTGACGGGGGCGGCGAGGAAGAAGGTGGCGCCGGAGGCTCCGTGCCGCCGGTGACCATCCCGGAGCCGCCACGCAATCCGGCGTCGCGGACGGGCGATCTGTGGATCCTCGGCGATCATCGTTTGCTTTGCGGGGACAGCACGAGCCACGAGCATGTGCGCCGCCTGATGAACGGCGAGCGCGCGATCCTGTTCGCGACCGACCCGCCGTATCTCGTCGACTATGACGGCTCTAACCACCCAACACGGAACAAGGACTGGTCCGCGTCCTACGGCACGACCTGGGACGACAGCTCGCAGGGCGCCGAACTCTATGACGGTTTCATCGCGACGGCTGTTGCCGAGGCCATCACCGAGGATGCGGCCTGGTACTGCTGGCACGCCTCTCGCCGCCAGGCGATGCTCGAAGCTTGCTGGGAAAAGGCCGGCGCCTTCGTGCACCAGCAGATCATCTGGGTGAAGGATCGCGGCGTCCTGACCCGGTCGCACTACCTTTGGAAGCACGAGCCCTGCTTCATGGGCTGGCGGCGGCCGAACCGCCCGCCGAAGGTGGCGGAAGAAACCCTTCCCTCGACTTGGGTACTTCCCAGCTTCTCCAAGGACGAGCGGCCCGATCATCCGACGCCGAAGCCACTCGACGCCTTCGGGATCCCGATGCGCCAGCATGTGGCGCGCGGCGGGCTCTGCTACGAGCCCTTCTCGGGATCCGGCTCGCAAATCATGGCGGGCGAAGCCAACAGCCGCCGCGTCTTTGCGATGGAAATCAGCCCCGCCTATGTCGATGTTGCCGTCGAGCGGTGGCAGGCAGAAACCGGCCGCGACGCGATCCTCGATGGCGATGGTCGGACCTTCGCTGAGGTGAGGACCGAGCGGCTGGGGGATGGATCGAGCAAGACCAGCGGCACCTAGCCTTGCAGCAATGCGCTCCCCTTATCCAACCAAACCCAACCGGGACATTGTCCAGACACGGACCTCAAACCCACCGACCATGACGATCACAATGATCGACAAGGATGCACCGCGCCCGAGGCATGCTGGTCGGCGACGCTTTGGTATGATATTTTCATACTGCTTTCTCGGTCGCCACGGAACGATGCTTTATGTCCGCCAGCCACAAAAGAACAATCAGCCTGCCAGCAGAACACGCCGCGTTCATCGATCGCCTCGTGGAGTCTGGTGTTTATGGATCAGCCAGCGAGGTGGTCCGTGCCGGCTTGCGCGCATTGCAGGAGCGTGATGCGGCCGTGGAACGCTGGCTGCGTGAAGAGGTTGCACGCACATATGATGACGTCGCAGCCAGTCCTGAGCAGGTTGTGCCGACGGAGGTGGTTCGAGACCGCTTGCGCGCACGGCATATCAAACGCAGCAGCACCAGCCAGTGAGGGAACGCAAGGTTGAGTTCAGCTTCGAAGCGGAGGCGGAACTCATGGAGATCTATGACTGGATCGCTCGAGCCGCGTCGCCAGATGTGGCGTTTGGCTACGCCATGCGTGTCGAGACGTTCTGCAGGAAGCTTGGAATTGCATCCGAGCGCGGCCAGCTCCGCGATGATATCAGGCCGGGCTTGAGGATCGTGGGCTTTGAACGTCGCCTCACGGTCGCGTTCAAGGTCGAACAGGACCGTGTCGTGATCCTGCGCTTGTTTTTCGGCGGTCGTGACTGGGAAGCCCAAATGGACTGAAGCTGGGTCGCGCGGAGATCATGCAGTCAGATCATTCCGGCATTCGATGCGATTTTTACGGGCACTGGCGCGGTCATTTCAATTGAGGCAGCTCATCGAAGAACTGGCCTGCCTCAATGCCCTCGCCGGCACGGGCCTGCTTAAGACCCTTGCGGATCCCCGCGACAGTTTCGCGATGATCAAGCTGGTTCTGCATCTCTTGTCCCTCCGGGTTATCCGTTCCAAAGATCAAGCGTTCTCGGTTCATCACATCGATCCTCAAAACGCCCCTCGAACGCGGCGAGGCTAAAGCTGGTACTGTTGCCTTGGACGAACTGCGGCGATACCACGAAGAAGGGGGCGCGTAATTACGCGTCCCATTCCGGGTCAACGTCAGGCGTAAAGCTGACGCCGTACTTCTCGGCGTGGCGCTCGCAATAGTAGTCCCATACCCACTGGGCATCATAGGTGCAATCGTGGCGCGGGTAGTTGTCGCGCTCGTCTTCCATAGCGAGCACTGAAGCGGTCAACAGCGCCTTGTCCATCAAATAGGCGGCGCGGTCAAAATCGACTTTCTTTGCTCCGCCGCCCGGACGCGTAGCAGCAGTCAAAACATACGTGTGAAACATCGGCGATTTTCTCTCCTGCCAATGGCTCAGTATGGCATTTTTCTGATTAAAATTCAATAAGATCAACAAGATTTAGATGCACTTATGCGGGCTGCTGGCGCACTTGATGCGGGCCCTTCTACGAGACCGAGCCCGCCAGTCGGCGGGCAGCCCGGAGGGGGTTACCTCACTTGGTGTGCTCGCCCTCGCGAAAAGCGCTGTCCGTGATCTCGCGCAGCTTGGCGCGGTAGTGGTTCAGGGTGCCGACATGGCCCCAGTTGATCTCGTCGGGGTTGGTATCGAAGTGGTCGGCGCTGAGGGCAACGAGCCGCTCCAGCATGGCGTCGATCTCGATCTTGGCGGCAATAAAAGCGTCGAGGGCCTTGGCGTTGTTGGTTGCTTTGCGTGTCATTCTGGTGGCTCCCTGCTGGGGTTTAATCCTTGCGCTGGATTGACGTTCGCTCTGGTCGTGACGCTTATCAACTGAATAACCATCTGTTTTTGAATGATAATCGGATCCACGAATGCAGGGCATGAGCGAGCGCCAGTACGCTGCCCATGTCGGGCTGTCACGCGGAGCGATCCAGAAGGCGAAGCTCGCCGAGCGGCTGGTTCTCCATCCCGACGGCAGCATCGACGCGGCCGCCAGCGACATGCGGCGTGCCGAGATGACGGATCCGTCCAAGACCCGCAAACCGCCCGCGCCGAAGCTGAAGCCCGTGCCCGAGGCCGCGGTTGCCGCTGTTGGCGACACGCTGCGCGAACAGGGGCTGGCGGTTCCGGCGGTTGGCGGTGGCACGACCTTCCTGCAGGCCAAGACGGCAAATGAGGTTCTGAAGGCGCAGGAACGGCGCATCCGCCTCCAGAAGCTGAAAGGGGACCTGGTCGACCGCGCCAGGGCGGAGACCCTGATGTTCCGGCTCGCGCGCGATGAACGCGATGCGTGGGTGACGTGGCCGGCGCGCGTCGCAGCCCTGATGGCCTCGGAACTGACCGCGGTGCTGGGGAGCGCAGCCACGGTGGAGCCGGCCTTGATGCAGAAGGTTCTGGAGGCCCATGTCCGCGCCCAGCTCGAGACCCTCTGCGAGGTACGCCCCGGACTTGGATGACGGCGTTTCTGACTTCGACGGTGCGGACCGGCTGATCCGGACCTGGCGCGAGGGATTGCGACCTGATCCGGATCTCTCCGTCTCGCAATGGGCGGACCGGCATCGCCGCCTGGCCTCGCGGGCCTCCGCAGAACCGGGACAGTACCGGACCGCCCGCACACCCTACATGCGCGAGATCATGGACCGGCTGTCGCCGGGCGATCCGACCCAGCGGGTGGTGTTCATGAAGGCCGCGCAGGTCGGGGCGACCGAGGCCGGCAACAACTGGATCGGCTTCGTGATCCACCAGGCGCCGGGGCCAATGCTGGCGGTCCAGCCGACCGTAGAACTGGCGAAACGCAACTCGCGTCAGCGGATCGACCCGCTGATCGACGAGAGCCCCGAGTTGCGGGAGCGGGTGAAGCCGGCGCGGTCGCGCGATGCGGGCAACACGATGCTGTCGAAGGAGTTCGCGGGCGGCATCCTGATCATGACCGGGGCGAACTCGGCCGTGGGACTGCGCTCCACCCCTGCCCGCTACATCTTCCTCGACGAGGTCGACGCTTATCCGGCGTCCGCCGATGAGGAAGGCGATCCGGTCACGCTGGCCGAGGCGCGGTCGCTGACCTTCTCCCACCGGCGCAAGGTGCTGCTGGTCTCGACACCGACCATCCGCGGGCTGAGCCGCATCGAGCGGGAGTTCGAGGCCAGCGACCAGCGGCGGTTCTTCATGCCGTGCCCGCATTGCGGCGCGATGCAGTGGCTGAAGTTCGAGCGGCTGCACTGGGAGAAGGGTCGCCCGGAAACGGCCGAATACATCTGCGAGGGCTGCGACGCTGCAATCGCGGAGCATCACAAGACGCAGATGCTGGACGCAGGCGAATGGCGCGCGACCGCCACAGCCACCGATCCGACAACGGTCGGCTACCACCTCTCGGCGCTCTATTCGCCGGTGGGCTGGCTCAGCTGGCAGCGGATCGCGCGGGCGCATGAGGCGGCACGGGGCAGCGACGAGGCGATGCGGGCGTTCCGGAACACCATCCTCGGCGAGACCTGGATGGAGACCGGCGAGGCGCCAGACTGGCAACGGCTGGCTGACCGGCGCGAGGCCTGGAAGGCGGGGACCGTTCCGGCGGGCGGCCTGTTCCTGACTGCTGGCGCCGACGTTCAGAAGGACCGGATCGAGGTTGATGTGTGGGCCTGGGGCCGGGGCTTGGAAAGCTGGCTTGTCGACCACATCGTGATCGACGGAGGCCCCGGCGATCCGGCCTGCTGGCAGCAGTTGACCGGGTTGCTGGGACGCTCCTGGATCCATGCCTCAGGCCAGCCGGTGTTGCTCACCCGGCTCGCGATCGACACCGGCTTTGAGACCAGCGCGGTCTATGCCTGGTCGCGGCAGGTGGGATGGACGCAGGTTGCGCCGGTCAAGGGCGTCGAAGGGTTCACCCGGACGAGCCCTGTGACCGGACCGACGTTTGTTGACGCAACGGTTGCGGGCAAACGTCTGCGGCGCGGCGCGCGGCTATGGACCGTCGCGACCTCGACCTTCAAGGCGGAGACCTATCGCTTCCTGCGACAGGACCGGCCGACGAAGGAGGATCAGGCAGCCGGCGACAGCTGCCCGCCGGGAACGATCCACCTGCCGGACTGGGCAGACGGTGAATGGCTGAAACAGCTGACGGCCGAGCAACTGGTGACGGTTCGCACGAAGCGCGGCTTCGCAAGGCTGGAATGGCACAAGCTCAGGGAACGCAACGAGGCTCTGGATTGCCGGGTCTACGCCCGCGCCGCCGCCTGGATCGCAGGGGTTGACCGGTGGCCCGAAGCGCGTTGGGCCGAAATGGAGCGCCAACTGACCATTGAGACTGAGCGGATCCCTCACGACCCACCCACCAAATCCCTGGCTCGGCGCATTGCCAACCGGCGAACGGTGCGCTCGAGTTACATGGGGTGAAGTTCATCCCGCCAGGGTACGCTGGACAATGTTCGGATCCTTGTCGATCAAAGCCAGCAATACGCGGGCCGGGCCTTCCGGCGAACGCCGACGCTGTTCCCAGTTCAGCAGCGTGGACTTCTTGACGCCGATGCTTCTGGCAAACTCTGCCTGCGAAAGACCGGTGCGAGAGCGAATGGCCTGAACGTCTGCGTCAGGGATCTCGATCTCATGGATCGTCACCATCTGGTCGCCCTGCGCATGGGCAATGGCTTCTTTCAGGCCCTGTTCGATGCTCCTGAATACATCACTCATCTTGTCCTCCTGTAACTGGCGACCAGCAGTTTGCCGAGCGATTTGATCATGTCCGTCTCTGCCTTGGTCAGACTGGCCTTCTCGTTCTTGGCAAAGACGGTGATCAGGAAAATCGGCATGGTCTCTTCGCCGCTGAAAAAGTGAATGACCCGATATCCGCCGCTCTTGCCGCCACCATCGCGGGCATAGCGCATCTTTCGAATGCCGCCACCGATCGAGACGCCTGCTGTCGGATTGCGCGCAATGAAATCGATCAGAGCCATGCGCTCCTCATCGCTCATGAGAGCGCGGGCGCGGCGCTGGAACTCTGGCGTCTCGGCAACAGTCACAATGCTCATCGATCACACTTATGCGTCAATGGCGCATAAGTCAATGACGCACAGAAGGAGCGCTCATGTCCGATCTGGCGACCTTGCGCCAAAGACGCGACGCCCTGACCGTGCAGCGGTCCTCCGGCGTCGCGCGGGTCAGCTATGACGGCAAGACCGTGGACTATCGCAGCGTCGCCGAGATCGACCGGGCCATCGAGGCGCTGGACCGCGAGATCGCTGCGGCCGAGGGGCGGCGGATTGTCCGGCACGTACGCGTGACGACAGCAAAGGGGCTCTGAGCCGATGGGCCTCTTCGAGCGCTTCCGCCGCCGGTCCACAGGCGGCCCCACAGCCTTGCGCGCCCGTCTCGAGGGCGCCATGGCGAAACGCCGCCTGCGCGGCTGGAACCCACCACTTGAGAATATCAACGCGCTGGTTGCTTCAGGCGGCCCGCGCCTACTGGCCCGGTCCCGCGAGCTGGTGGTCACCAACGGCTATGCGGCCAACGCCTGCGAGGCCTTTGCCGCGAACCTGGTCGGGGACGGGATCAAGCCGTCCTCTCTGATCGAGGATGGGACCCTGCGCGAGCGGGTCCAGCGGCTCTGGCTCGCCTGGACCGACGAGGCCGATGCGGACGGCCTGACGGATTTCTACGGCCTGCAGGCCATGGTCGCGCGCGAGATGTTCATGGCCGGCGAATGCTTCGTGCGGCTGCGGCCACGGCGGATCGAGGATGGTCTTCAGGTCCCGCTGCAGCTGCAGCTTCTCCAGTCCGAGATGCTGCCCTTCGAGAAGACCGAGACAGCCGCCAACGGCAACCGCATCCGCTGCGGGATCGAGTTCGATCGCGTAGGCCGGCGCGTTGCCTACCACTTCCGCCGTCGTCACCCGGGCGACAGCACGGACCAACGGGGGGCGGTGCCGGAGACGGTGCGCGTCCCAGCGGAATCCGTGCTGCACATCTACCGGCCGATCGATGCCGGGCAGATCCGCGGCCTGCCGCATGTGGCGCCCGCCATGGTGCGGCTGTTCCTGCTCGACCAGTATGATGACGCGGAACTCGACCGGAAGAAGACCGCGGCGATGTTCGCGGGCTTCATCACCAAGACCGCTCCGGAAGAGCCGATGATGGGTGAAGGCGCGGCCGATACCGAAGGTGCCGCGATTGCCAGCCTCGAGCCCGGCACGATGCAGGTGCTGCTGCCGGGCGAGGACGTGAAGTTCTCGTCGCCGGCAGATGTCGGCGGCGGCTACGAGGCGTTCCAGTACCGGACGCTGCTGGCCGTCTCGGCCTCGCTGGGGCTGCCCTATCATCTCGTCACCGGCGATGTCCGGCAGGCAAACTACTCGTCCCTTCGCGCCGAACTCGTCGAGTTCCGCCGCCGGATCGGCCAGCTGCAGCACGGCGTGATCGTGCACCAGCTGTGCCGCCTGGTGTGGCGGCGCTGGCTCGAGACGGCGGTGCTGACGGGGGCAATCGATCTGCCTGGATTTGCCGCCGCACCCGCTCCGTTCCTCGCCGCGCAATGGATCCCGCCGCGCTGGGACTGGGTCGATCCATTGAAGGACATCCAGGCGCAGGTCCTGGCGATGGAGGCAGGCATCACCTCGCGGCGCAAGGTGGTCGAGGCCACCGGCTACGACATCGAGGAAGTGGACCGCGAGAACGCTGCTGATGCCCGGCGGTCGGCCGATCTGGGCCTGCGGTACCGCACAAGCCCCGGCGAGACGCAAGGCGCGCGGGCAACGCCCTCAAGGCTACCCGATCCGGGAACCGATGGACCCGACGCCGGCGCGCAATCCGATGAGGAGTGACAGGATGAAGAACTGGTACACGATCCGCGCCAGGGGCCAGGCTACGGAAGTGCTGATCTATGACGAGATTGGCGCCTTTGGCATCAGCGCCAAGGGGTTCCTCGCTGAGCTCGGCGCCTTGCCGGACAATGCGCCCATCGACCTTCGGCTCAACAGCCCGGGTGGATCGGTGTTCGATGCGGTCGCGATCTACAACGCCCTGCAGCGGCACGAGGGACCGGTCACGGTCTGGATCGACGGCATTGCCGCTTCAGCCGCCTCGTATGTGGCCATGGCCGGCGATGAAATCGTCATGCCCGAGAATGCCTTCCTGATGATCCATGACCCCTCGGGTCTCGTCATGGGCACGGCCGCCGACATGCGGGAGATGGCCGACACCCTGGACAAGATCGCCGGCACAATGGTTCGCGGCTATGCCGCTCGCTCCGGCCGCTCCGAGGATGAGATCACGGCACTGATGGCGGCCGAGACCTGGTTCGATGCCACAGCCGCCCTTGAGGCAGGGTTTGCCACGCGCATGATCGAGCCGGTGCGGATTGCCGCCAGCTTCGACATCGGCCGGTTCCGCAACGCGCCGCCCGCGCTGGCCGAGGCCATCGCCGATCCGGCTCCCGAGAGCGACCAGGAGGGCAATGAGGCCGCCGAAGACGCCATCGGCGACGAGATCGGCGACGAGGCTCCCGCGACGCCAGATGAGCCCAAGCCTGAGCCCAGCACACTGGCGGGTCCTGGCCCTGTGGTGACCGGCATGGATCCAATCGCCATCCGGCGTGACGCGATCGCCCATGCCCGTGCCATCGTCGACCTCTGCCGCCTCGCGGGACAGCCGCAGATGGCCGGGCGCTTTCTTGACGAGGACGCCAGCCTCGAGACGGTTCGCACCAGCCTTCTCGGCGCAAGGGCCGATGCGGAGGCAGATATCAGCCCCCATCACCCCCAACCCGGGCCCTCCCCCACGACCCGTCCCTGGGGCGACGTGATTGCCCGCACATTCAAGCTGAAAGGATGATCTTCAATGACCACACTGACCGAAGGCCGGCACCCGGGCGGCTTCCTCGTCTGGGAAGCCTTGCGCGACTACACCCGGGAGACGATCACTCTCGCCTCCGGCGCAGGCAAGCTCGAACCTGGAACCGTGCTCGGCAAGATCACCTCGGGTGGCAAGTTCACCCGGCTCGCTCCCGCAGCCTCAAACGGAAGCCAGACCGCCGCCGGGATCCTCTGGGGGCCCGCCGACGCAAGTGCCGCCGATGCCCCGGCCGTCGCGGTCCTGCGCGGCCCGGCCATCGTCAACCGCAACGAGCTGGTCTGGCCCACAGGCGCAACGGAACCGCAGATCACGGCCGCGACTGCGGCGTTGACTGCGCTCGGCATCCTGCTGCGCTGACCCCTCCCCCCGAAAGGACATTCCCATGGCATCCATGGACATCTTTGAAGGCGATGCCTTCTCGATCATCGAGCTCACCCGAGCACTGGAGACCATTCCCTTCAAGCCGGCGATCCTGTCGGGTGCGGGGCTCTTCGGTGCGCGCGGCGTCCGCTCCCGGACCGTCATGATCGAGAGCCGGGATGGCACCCTGTCGCTCATCCCCTTCTCCGAGCGTGGCTCTGCCTATGAGCAACAGGTCCCCGAACGGCGGCAGATGCGGGCCTTCGTCGTCCGCCAGTTCAAGAAGCAGGACGTACTCTGGGCCTCCGAGATCCAGGCAATCCGGGACTTCGGTTCGGAAACGGCCGTGCAACAGGTCCAGGCTGAAGTCGCCCGCAAGTTGGGGCGGCTGCGGAACGACGCCGAGGCCACGTTCGAGTTCCATCTCTTCAATGGCATCCAGGGCGTGGTGAAGGATCCGAAGGACGGTGTGACCGTGGTGGATTACTTTGCCGAGTTCGGCATCACGCCGGCGCCAGAAGTGGACTTCGACCTCGACAATGCCACCCCGGCGTCGGGTGCACTGCGCAAGCGCTGTCAGGCGCTGATCGAAAGCGTCGAGGACAGCCTCGGCGGGCTGGCAGCCGGACAGGTTCAACTGCGCGCCGAATGCGGATCCAGCTTCTTTGCCGATCTGGTCGCCCACAAGGAGGTGCGCGAGACCTATCTCAACACCGCTGCGGCCGCGGATCTTCGTGGCCGTGTCGGCGAGGAGGTCAGCTTTGGCGGCATCACCTTCCGCCGCTATCGGGGTGGCCTCGGCTTTGGCGTTCCCACCGACAAGGCGTACTTCTATCCCGAAGGTGTCGAGGGGCTGTTCGAGATCTACCATGCCCCGGCCGACACCTTCGAGACGGTCAACACGCTCGGCCTGCCGCTCTATGCCCGCATGATCCCGGACCGTGACCGCGACGAATGGGTCCGCCTCGAGATCGAGAGCAATCCCCTTCCGATCTGCACCCGCCCGCAGGTGCTGCGTTCGGCACGGCGGACGTGATGAGTGCGCTCGCTATCGCGCTGGATGCGCTGTACCTCGACCCGAACGTCGGTCGAGACGCGGTCTACATCGCCGACGGCGGCGCGCCGGTTCTGGTGCGCGTCGTCGCCCGGCGTGCGGATGTCGTCTCCGACTTCGGCGACGCCCGGCTCTGGTCCGAGACCACCCGGATCGATCTGCGCGTGGCCGAGGTTACGAACCCGCGCCCCGGCGACCGCATCGAGATCGACGGCGATGCCTTCCTCATCCAGGGCGAGCCTGTCCGCGACCGCGAGCGGCTGGTCTGGACCGTGGATTTGAGGCCCGCGTGAAACTGAAGCTCGACATCGATCCCAACATCGTCGCGATGATGGCGGCCGAGGTCGCGGCGGGCGAACGCGCCGTGACGGCTGCCATGCGCGAGGCCGGAACCGGGCTGAAGACGGCGTGGCGGTTGCAGATCACCGGCGCGGGGCTCAGGCCCCGGCTGGCCAACTCGATCCGGAGCCAGAACTTCCCGAGGTCGGGCGAAAGCCTGGACGCCGCCACTCTGGTCTGGTCCAAGGCCCCGGTCATCGTCGGCGCGCACGACACCGGTCCTCTGATCCGCTCGAAGGATGGGTTCTGGTTGGCGATCCCGCTGCCCGCGGCGGGCAAGTCCCTGCGTGGCGGCAGGATCACGCCCGGAGAATGGGAGCGACGACGCGGGCTGCGCCTGCGCTTCGTCTATCGTCGCACGGGACCGAGCCTGCTGGTCGCGGAGGGACGGCTTAACACCAAGGGCCAGGCCGTTGTGTCCCGCTCCAAGACCGGGCGCGGCAAGGTCACCGCGCCGATCTTCCTGCTGGTGCCGCAGGTCAAGCTGCCGAAACGGCTGGATCTGGCGCGGGATGTCGAAAGGGCGGTGGACGGCGTGCCGGGGTTGATCGTGGCGAATTGGGTAGAGGTGAGGTCGGGTCTTTGACCTTTGCAGACCATGGCTCAGGTAGAGAGAAAGGATCGAAAACCGGCTTGGGCCTTTTGTGCTAGCTCGGGCGGCACATCCGCCTCCGAAGTGAACTCTCTCCAGCGATCAGCCGCCGCCTCAACCTCCCGCAGGATGTCATCGGTTTTTCGAGGTTTGAGATCGGCCATCTTGCCGAACCGGTGAAGGTCGTCGAGGTCAAACTTGTCAGCTTTTCCGCTAAGTGTCATCTGGTGAGCGTTGGTCCATTGGCCTTCCGGGTTGTGTGCGTAGACAACATCAAAGGCTGGTGCGAGACGCCATTCGCCTTTCTTGTTCATAAGAAATGCAATGTTCTTCACGTGGTCATCTTGGTTTCGAATTACCAGATTGACGAAAGCCCGTCGGACCATTTGTTCGAGGGACTTCTGTCCCATCCCGAGCCGTCTGATCGTTTCCAGTGCTTGTTCGTAGGAGTATGCGCGGGGCTGGTTGAAATCGAAATGGCGCATTGCTCCGAGCGAGAGCACATGAAGTTTTTCGCTCTGACCAGTCTCAGCGGTTCCCGTGCGATCAAATCGCTGCGTCATAAAGTGCGCGCGACCTCCTTCGTGATGCAATCGAGACCGCGTCATTTCCACACCGGCCGAGGTTGCCAGAAGATAGCAGGCATACTCGAGTCGGCCGAAACCCTGCGGGTCGGCAAGATTATGATCACCGCTCTTCGAGACCCCGTCGAACTTGAAGAGCCACTGGGTATACCCGGGACCAGCCTTGATCTGACCGGAATGGAACTCACCAGTCTTTTCGTTCCAGGCAAGGACGGCCTTGGCACGGGCACCGCCGGCCGAGGTGCCAACTCTTAGAATCTGCGCCAATGCCTCGGCTTGGTCTTCGCCAGTCATCTGTCCGGTCAGAGACTTTCGGTCGTTCAAAACCCGGTTCGCCAGTTCAACGAGGGGTGCGATATCGACCGGTGTGCCGTCCTCCCGGCGAACACCTGTCGCAGGCTCATACTCGAGTGCCCCCATACCGCGCCGCCCGGTGTAGAGGAGCCGCTCAACCGGATCCATGCTTTCAGCTGTTCGCCCTTGTTCTGCAAGCCATCGGTTAATCAGTGCATTCCCGAACCGATCCGGCAAGCTGTCGGAAAGAAGCCCGGGCAGGCCATGAAAAGTGCCTCGCGGTAGGGCCGGAAAATCGAAGGTACCTGTCCGTAGTGGCATCGTCAGCGGGGCGATTTCGATAGCGGACTGCGCGAAACGAGGGTCATACTCGAAGATGCCAAGATCTCGACTGGGGTCCCAGATGACCGCCCCGATCTGACGTCCCCACAGGTTCACTGTTGCTCTTGTGGCCATCACTCGCCCCAACTCCACGGTTCATCTTCTTCGGCTCCCGACGCTGGACGCGCGCGTTGACGTTGATCTCCCCGACCCCGAGGATCGAGCGGGCTCAATGTGGCAACAGGTACGAGCACAGAAATTCTATCTTCGAGTCCCAATGCCTTGAGGACGCGGATCAGACTGTCGATGGTTCCGCCTTCGCCAGCTTCCAAGCGGGCGACAACGCCTCGCGAGACTCCGGCTTGCGCTGCAACATCGTCCTGACGCAGGTTGCGTGAGAGTCGGTGGGATGCGAGGCTCGCGCCTAGGTCTTTCGTTAAGACAGCGACTGGTCTTCCGTCCGTCATTTGTGCCTCAGTGTTGGAGCGTTATCTTCGTAATGCAGAGATAACGCTTCAAAATTAGGACTTTGTTTCGCCTGTAAGATAGCGCGCCACAATCGATACGTAAACCAGAAATTTTGACATAGCGTATCAATAATGATGCTTTCGGCGTCTTTCCGGCATCAGAACTCAAGCTCTGCACTGTCGTCCAACCGCGATACCTATTTTCCACCGTACCGCATTCCTCGTGGAATGGAGATCCAAATCACCACATGCCCACCTTTCGTGAATCCATCCTCGCCGCGCTGCACGCACGGCTCTCGGCGCTGGCCGCTAAAGTCCTGCGGGGCGACGTGCTGCCCGAGCGCGTCCCGCCCGCAGGCTTGCTGATCCTGCGCGATGGGGAACCCGGTGAGCCCGAGGTCACGCTCTCGCCGCTGGCCTATCACTACCAGCACCGCGCCGAGATCGAGGCGGTCGTGCAGGGTTCCGACCGTGACGCCGCCTTCGACGCGCTGACCGCCAGCGTCGGCTCGATGCTTGCCGCCGACCGCACGCTGGGCGGGCTCTGCGATTGGGTCGAGGCGGAGGCGCCGCGGCCTGTCGATCTGCCAGTCGAGGGCGCGGCCAGCCTGAAGGCCGCCGTGATCCCAGTGGTGCTGCACTATTCCACGGCCGATCCGCTCGGCTGATCCCGACAACCCGAGGAGAATACCATGGCACGAGCCCAGGGGGCGCGGGCGCTGATGACGCTTGCGTTCGAGACGACCTATGGAACGCCTCCCGTCACTGGCTTCACCCGCATGCCCTTTGCCAGCACCTCGCTGGGGGCCGAGCAACCGCTGCTGAACTCGGAGCTTCTCGGCTACGGCCGCGATCCGCTGGCACCGATCAAGGATGCTGTGACTGCGGACGGCGACATCGTCGTGCCGCTCGACGCCGTGGCCTTAGGATTCTGGCTGAAGGCAGCCTTCGGGGCGCCGACCACGACAGGCAGCGGCCCATGGACGCACGAGTTCCAGTCCGGGTCCTGGACGCTTCCCAGCATGTCGATCGAGACCGGCATGCCGGAGATCCCGCGTTATGCGATGTATTCCGGCTGCGTGCTCGACCAGATCACCTGGCAGATGCAGCGCTCGGGCCTGCTGACGGCGACGGCCCGGCTCGTGGCACAGGGAGAAACGGTCGGGACCACGACGAGCGCCGGAACACCCACCGCGCTGGAGTTGAAGCGCTTCGGGCATTTCAACGGTTCGATCACCCGCAACGGGTCCGCCCTCGGCAACGTGGTCTCGGCCGAGATCACCTATGCCAACAACCTCGACCGGATCGAGACCATCCGCTCGGATGGCCGCATCGACGGCGCGGACCCAAGCATTGCGGCGCTGACCGGTCGGATCGAGGTGCGCTTCGCCGACCAAACGCTGGTGACGCAAGCGATCAACGGCGAGGCCTGCGAGATGGAGTTCGCCTACGTTCTGCCCTCGGGAGAGAGTTTCACGTTCACCGTACACGCCGTCTACCTGCCACGCCCGCGCGTCGAGATTTCCGGGCCGCAGGGCGTCCAGGCGACCTTCGACTGGCAGGCCGCCCGCGACAGCGTCGTCGGCCGGATGTGCACCGCCACCCTCGTGAACGACGTGGAGACCTACTGATGCTGACGCTCGACTTGTCCAACGCGCCCCGCTGGCATGACCTCGCCCCCGGTGTCCGGGTGCAGCTGCGCCCGCTCACCACCGCCCTGATGGTGGCAACTCGCAGCGACCCGGCCGTTGAAGCGGTGCCAGAGGGGGCCTCCGACGAGGAGCGCGCCGTCGCCTTCGCCAAGGCGCTGGCGCGGCGGGCGGTGCTCAACTGGGAAGGCATCGGCGATGCGGGCGGCAATGCCATCGGCCCAAGCCCGGCGGCCATCGACGCGCTGCTCGACGTCTGGCCGATCTTCGAGGCCTTTCAGCTGACCTACGTATCCAAGGGCCTGCTGCTGGAACAGGAAAAAAACGCCTCCGCGCTCTCGCCGAATGGTCCTTTGGCGGGGGCGAGCGATACTGCCAAGCCTGCACCCAAGCCTGCCCGGACTGCCCGGCGCGGCTGAACCGTCCGGAAACGCCGGAGGGTTGGCAGGTCTGGGACCTCGTCAGCCGCCTCGGAGGCCAGCTGCGTGTGCTGCCCGGTGCCGTAATCGGCTGGGACATGTCGGCGGCTCTGGCGCTCGGTGACGCGCTCGGCGTGCCGCCGCTCGCCATGGCCGAACTGCTGCCCGTCATCGAAGCGGTGATGGTCCGGAAGCTGAACGAGGAGCTGAGCGCGAATGGTGGCCCGGGGGTCAGGCCTTGATCTTCTCGATCAGCGTGACGCCGGGCAGTCCCTCGAAATGCGCATCGCAGGTCAGGAGCGTTGCCCCTTTCGCACGGGCTGTCGCGAAAATGATCGCGTCCGCGGTCGCAAGCCTGTGCTCGCGGCAGGCCTCAGCGGCCGCCAGCGCAATCTCGGTATCGAGTGGCACGACCGTACAGACTTGAGTGAAGGCGAGGACCTGATCTGCCTTGTCCTCCCCCACTTCGCGGGTCAGCCATTTTGCCAGCTCAAGCTGGACCATGGTCGGGACAAGCCAGTGAGCCTGTTCGGGCAACTGTCCGGATAGCGCCTCACCTGTCGGCGATCCGATAAGCCATTCGATCCATGCTGACGTGTCGACGAGGATCATCAGGTCCGGTCCGAGCGGTCGCGATAGTCGATGGCCGAGCCGCCGCGCGCGAGCCCCTTCAGCGCCTCCCGCCTGGGCACCGGCACAAGCAGGACGCCCGTTCCTTTCGGGATGAAGGCAAAGGTCAGCCCGGCCTCCCAGTGCTGGGCGGCCCGGATCGCCTTGGGAATCGAAATCTGGAACTTCGAGGACAGGGTCGCCGTCTCGGCCATGGTCGTACCTTCATCTGATCGATAGGGAAAACGTAAGATCGAATTGAAGCAAAAGCAAGGGGCCTGAGTGATGGCCGAGAAACGAGTAAGCGTCCGCATCGCGGCCGTGGGCGGACGGCAGGTGCGCGCCGAGCTGGAAGGTGTCGGCGAGGCTGGCGCACGCGGCTTCGGGCGGCTTGCCCACGAGATGGAGGCAGCGAACGCCCGGCTTGCGGCCTTCTCGCGCCGGGTGCGTGTCGCAGCGGCGGCGGCTGTCGCTGCCGCCACGGCCGCTGGCGTTGCCATGGTCCGCTCCAGCCTCTCGAGGGTCGATGCGCAGGCCAAGCTCGCCCAGTCGCTCGGCACCACCGTCGCCTCGATCCAGACGCTCGAGCGCGCCGGTGAGCTCGCCGGCGTGTCGATGTCCGGCATCGAGCAGGCAACGAAGGATCTGACGCGCCGCCTCAGCCAGGCGGCCGCCGGGTCCGGTCCGGCCACTGACGCGCTCAAGCGGTTGAGGCTTTCCGCCAACGAGCTGATCGCGCTGCCGCTGGACCAGCGGGTCGGTGCGATCAACGCGGCAATCGAGCGCTTCGTGCCCGCCGCCGAGCGCGCGGCGGTCGCGGGGCAGCTGTTCGGCGAGGAAGGTTCCATCGCCATGTCGCGGATCGACACCGCGACGCTGCGCCAGGCGACAGAGGACGTTCTCGCCTTCGGCGTTGTCGTGTCGGAGCAAGATGCCGATCAGATCGAGCGCACGAACGATGCGATCTCGCGGCTCGGGCTGATCTGGCGCGGGCTATCGAACCAACTGGCCGTCGCTGCGGCACCGGCGCTCGAAGCCGTCGCCAACGCCATGGCGGCGATCGCGAGCCGTACGGGCCCGCTCGGCATCGCGATCCGCAGTCTCTTCGACAATATTGGCCGCCTGACCACCCATGCCGCAACCTTCGCGGCTTTCCTCGCGGGCCGCTGGGTCGCGGGACTGGCTGCAGCGGCCCTTTCGGTGCGCGGCCTTGCCACGGCGCTTGTGTTCCTGCGCGGTGCCCTCATCCGAACAGGGATCGGAGCGTTGATCATTGGTGTCGGCGAGCTGATCTATCAGCTCGCCCAATTCGTTGCCCGCGTGGGTGGGGCTGGCGAAGCGCTTCGCCTCCTTGGCGATATGGCCCGCGAGGTCTGGTCGCGCATCGGTCTGGCGCTCGACGCGGCGCTGGCGCGGATGGCGGCTGGATGGGAGGGCCTGAAGGCCGCAGGGCTCTCGGCGCTGGAGGGCACCATCGCAGGCCTTGTCAGCTTTGGCGACCGGACGACCGCCATCTTCCAGGGGGCCTATGATGCGGCCGTCGCAATCTGGAGCAGACTGCCCGGTGCCATCGGCGATTTTGCCTTTCAGGCGGCGAATGGTCTGATCTCCGGGGTCGAGGCGATGCTGAACGGCGTCGTCACGCGCATCAACAGCTTCATCGAGACGCTGAACGCGGCGCTGGCGTTGCTGCCGGACTGGGCCACCGGCAAAGGTGGGGTGCGGGTCGGCGCCCTCGCGCCGATCGATCTCGGCCGCATCGGCAACCCGTTCGAGGGGGCGGCAACGGCTGCAGGGGCTGCGGCGACCGATGCGGTCTCCGCCGCGCTGGCACGCACCTATCTGCAACCACCCGACCTCGGGCTTGGTGCGATGGCCGACGATGCGCGCGCCCGAGCCGATGGCGACGCGCAAGGCGCAAGCAAACTCGCCAAAGCTGCCGGTCGGCCGCTGGCCAGCTGGCAGGCGCTGAAGGATGCCATGGCCGGCACAGGGTCCGAAGCCAAAACCGCACTTGCAGATGCAGCAGCCTCGGCCGGCGCCCTCACGGTAGAACTGAACGATACCGCCACCGCCGCCGAACGCGCCGGCGAGACTTCGGCCAAGGCCGGGGCCGCGTCCACCAAGGGGGCAAAGGAAGCCCTGACAGGATGGAAGGCCGTGACCGCTGCGCTTGCCGACTATGCGGCCCAGGCAAGAGACATCGCTGGTGAGATCGGCAGCACCCTGGTGGGCGCCTTCCAGTCGGCCGAGACCGCTGTTGGCGCATTCGTGAAGACCGGCAAGCTCGATGTCCGCGACCTCGTCACGTCCCTGATCGCCGATCTCGCGAGACTTGCGGCGCGGCGCTTCATTCTCGGGCCGATCGCCAGTGCCCTGTCTGGTGCCCTGTCCGGCACACTGGGTGGCATGGGTGGGATCTTCGCCAGCATCCTGCATGCAGGCGGGATGGTCGGCTCTTCGGGACCAACACGCCTGGTCCCGGCCATGGCCTTCGCGGCCGCGCCCCGGATGCATGCCGGCGGCTGGGCCGGTCTCAAGCCAGACGAGGTGCCCGCCATCCTGCAACGCGGCGAGCGGGTTCTGTCGCGCCAGGAGGCGGCAAGCGACCGCCGGACCAGCGCGCCTACCGTCAACATCACGATCAACGCCCGCGACGCCGAAAGCTTCCGCCAATCCCGCACGCAGGTCGCCAGCGACATTGCCCGCGCCGTGTCGCTTGGCCGGCGCGGCCTTTGAGGAGCCCCGATGGCCTTCCACGACGTCCGCTTTCCCGACAGCATCAGCCGGGGCGCACGCGGTGGACCCGAACGCCGCACCCAGATCGTGGAGCTCACCTCCGGCCACGAGGAGCGCAATGCCAGCTGGGCCAACTCGCGCCGCCGCTACGATGTCGCCTATGGCATCCGCCGCGCTGACGATCTCGCCGCCGTGATCGCCTTCTTCGAGGCGCGCAATGGCCGGCTTCACGGCTTTCGCTTCAAGGACTGGGCCGACTTCAAGTCCTGCCTGCCATCGCAGACCCCGCTTCCGACCGACCAGCCCATCGGCCTCGGGAACGGTGCCATCAAACAGTTTCAGTTGATCAAGCGATACGCCTCAGGCGCCCAGTCGTGGTCCCGCCCGATCACAAGACCGGTGACAGGGTCAGTCCGGATTGCGGTCAATGGCACTCCTGTCGCCTCCGGTTGGTCGGTGTCTTCGTTGACCGGCCTTGTCAGCTTCGCGACGGCCCCGGCAGCCGGGGTGACGATCACGGCCGGCTTCGAGTTCGACGTCCCCGTCCGCTTCGACACCGACATGCTCGACATCACCCTTGATCTCGAGCGCCTCGGCTCGATCCCCTCCATCCCGCTTCTGGAGATCCGGGCATGAACGATCCCAATGGCTTCCTGAACGCCGTCCTGCGCGAACTCGCCGCCTCGACCGCAGTGATCCTCGCGGCCTGGGGCGCACTGGGTGGCGCCACGAACGCGCTGACGACAAGAATGCGGTTGCGCGATGCGCTTCGGCACATCCTGCTCGGCGGACTGATCGCTGCCGGCATGGGCAGCCTGTCCATGGCCGTGATCACCAGCTGGCTGAACCTGCCTGCCGAGACGATCCCGGCCGGCAGCGCCGCCGGATCGGCCGCCTATCTGGTCGGCGTCTTCGGTCCAGCCTTCATCGAAGTCGTGCTGGCCCGGTTGCGCCGGCCAAAGGACGGGGGCCGCCATGAATAAGCTGCGCCGCCTTGCCCTCGCCCTGCGCTGCAGGCGCTCCGACCCCGACCAGGTGTTCATCCACCGTCTACGCGTCGGTCTCGTGATCGCCGCGCTGATCCTGCTGTTCTCGACCCTGAGGTGACACCATGCGCATGAGCGATCGCGGCCTCGTTGCCCTCATCCGGCACGAAGGCATCGTCCCCGGACCTTACCGCGATGTGAAAAATATCTGGACCTTCGGCATTGGCCACACGGCCGCCGCCGGTCTGCCCGATCCAGGCACGATGCAGCGCGGCATGCCTGCCGATATCGACGCGCGCGTCCGCGAAGCCTTCCAGGTCTTTCGGTCCGACCTCGCGCGTTACGAGGCGGGCGTCCTGCGCGCCGTGAAGGTGCCGCTTGAACCCCACGAGTTCGATGCGCTGGTCTCCTTCCACTACAACACAGGCGGCATCGCCAAGGCGGCGCTCACCCGGCACCTGAACGCGGGAAACAGGGCTGCGGCGGCAACAGCCTTCTTGGGCTGGCTCAAGCCCGCTGCGATCCGCCCCCGCCGCGAGGCCGAACGCGACCTCTTTGCCTCGGGCCTCTATCCCGCCGGAACGATCTCTGTCTGGTCGGTCGACCGGAACGGCTGGGTCGATTTCTCGCGACCGATCCGGCGACTGACCGAGGACGACGCGCTGGCACTCCTGCGCCCAACACCGGTGCTGAGACCATCCGTGCCTGCCGCCAGACCCGAACCGGCAATCGGATGGCTCGCCCGGCTGACCGCCGTCTTTTTCACCCTGATCCGAAGGGCCTGATCCCCATGCGCTACATCCGTCCGACCTCGCTCACCTGGTGGGCGGGGTGCCTCGCCATGCTTACCGGCATTGCCTCTCTCACGCTCCCTGCAACCGGGCCGTTGGCCGAACTCTCCCGCCTCCTTGCACTGCTCGCAGGTTCGGGCGACGCCTCGCCTGCGGGGCTCGTGTTCCTAGGGATTAGCCTGATTGGCCTGCGTGACCGGATCGAGCGCGGGTTCAAAGGAGAGCGGTGATCAGACAGGCAGATCGTTCCATCTGGTCAAGCCTGCTTTTCGGCGTTTTCGGACCACCAGTGCCGCCACGATTGCGCCAAAAGCGAGACCGGCAGCAATCGAAATCATGACCGCGACCGGTATTGGCATGCTGTCCCGCGGCCATATCGCGAACCAGTTAAAAAGGCCCAAGCACGTGCCGTAGTACGAACCATAGACGAACATGTTGGCACCGAAGCTACGGTAAAGCGGCGGTCGCATTCGCAAGCCGAGCTTGCGCAATAAACGATCGATCGGGGGATTTGCTTCCCATGGTCGTATTCCATGAGCGATGGCGTCCTGATTGGCGAGTTCACACTGTTTCGCAAAATCAGCCCGCATTGAACAACCCCACAATTTTGATTCACGGATTCTGATCAAGTCATGAAGCTACTCACGTCAGGATTGCAAGCCCATCTCGACGAGGGCACGACGACGCTTGCCTGGGTGTGGCGGATCACCCGCACCGATGGCGTCACCTTCGGCTTCACCGACCACGACCAGACACTCAGCTTCGACGGGACCGAGTTCGAGCCGGACAGCGGACTGACGGCGTCCGAGGTCCGTTCAAGCTCCGACCTCGCCGTCGATGCGCAGGACGCGGAAGGCGTGCTGACCTCGGACCGGATCACCGAGACCGACATCCTCGACGGCCGCTGGGACAACGCGGCGGTCGAGGTCTGGCGCGTGAACTGGGCCGACACGTCCCAGCGCGTTCTCATGCGGCGCGGTGCCATCGGCCAGATCCGGCGCGGGCGGCTGGCCTTCGTCGCCGAGATCCGCTCGCTGGCCCATGTGCTTGGCCAGACCGTCGGGCGGACGTTTCAGGGGAGCTGTGACGCCGCGTTGGGCGACACACGCTGCGGCGTGAACGTCGAAGCTCCGCCCTTCAAGGGCACCGGCGCGGTGATCGACATGTTCCGGGACCGGGCCTTCACGGCATCCGGTCTCGGTACCTTCGCGGCGGGCTGGTTCACGTTCGGGCTTGTCGAGTGGACCAGCGGAGCAAATGCCGGGCGGCGGGTTGAGGTGCTGTCGCATGACTTCGTCGACGGGGTGGCGATCCTGACACAGCTGGAAGCGCCGGTGCGCCCGATCATGGCGACAGATACCTTCACCATCCGCGCCGGCTGCGACAAGCGGATCGGGACCTGCGGTGCCAAATTCGCCAATGTCGCCAACTTCCGTGGCTTCCCCCATATCCCCGGTCAGGACACGATCCTGCGCTATGCAGCCCCCGATGGAGGGCATGAGGGAAGCGTGCTGTGATCCCCGCCGATCCTGACCGCGTCATCACGGCAGCACGCGCCTGGCTTGGTACGCCCTATCACGATCAGGCAAGCCTCAAGGCCATCGGCTGTGACTGCCTCGGGCTAGCCCGCGGTGTCTGGCGGGACGTGGTCGGCACGGAGCCGTTCCTCATCCCGCCCTACAGCCGCGACTGGGGCGAGACCGGACCGCGAGAAGTGCTGGCCGAGGGCGCAGCCGCCGTGATGATCGCGATCCCTCCGGCCAACGCTCCCCCCGGCGCGCTGGTGCTGTTCCGAATGGAACGCCGCGCCATTGCCAAGCACGTCGGGATCCTGACCGGCCCTGCGACCTTCGTTCACGCCTGCGAACGGCTCGGCGTCATCGAGCAAGCCCTGACCCCGGCCTGGCATCGCCGCATTGCCTACGCCTTCCAGTTCCCCGCAATCTGAGGCCGTCCCATGGCTGCACTTGTCCTTGGAGCCGTTGGCACCGCCATTGGCGGCGCATTCGGAGGTACGCTTCTGGGCGTATCGGGAGCTGCGATCGGCGGGATTGTCGGCTCCACCATCGGCTCGGTTGCAGACAGCTGGATCCTGTCCTCGCTCGCCCCCTCCCAGCGGATCGAGGGCGCAAGGCTCGAGACCCTGCGCATCACCTCGGCAACAGAAGGCGCCGTCCTGCCGCGCCTTTACGGCCGCATGCGCATTGGCGGCAACATCATCTGGGCAACCGACTTTCGGGAGGAGACCCGAACCGCAACACAAGGCGGCGGCAAGGGCGGCGGCGGCAAGGTCCAGACCACCGAATACTTCTACTCGGCCTCCTTCGCTGTGGCCTTGTGCGAGGGACCGATCACAGGGATCGGCCGCATCTGGGCCGACGGCAAGCCGATGGACCTCTCCGGGGTCACCTGGCGCTGGTATCCGGGCAACGAGATCCAGACGGCCGACCCGTTCATTTCGGCGAAGATGGGCACGGCCAATACGCCCGCCTATCGTGGCACGGCCTATGTCGTCTTCGAGGAACTTGCGCTCGCGGCCTACGGAAACCGCCTGCCACAGCTCAGCTTCGAAGTGTTCCGCCCCTTGGCCGATCCCGACACCGCCGAGGGGCTGGTGAAGGCTGTGACCCTCATCCCGGCCTCGGGCGAGTTCACCTATGCCGTCCGCCCCGTGACCAAATCAGACGGAACCCGCACCCTTGCCGAAAACCTCAACGCTCTGCCTCAGACCACCGACATCCTCGTCGCCCTTGACCGGCTGCAAGCCATGGCCCCCGCAGTCGAAAGCATCAGTCTCGTTGTCGCCTGGATTGCCGACGATCTCAGAGCCGGCCATTGCCGCATCGAACCTGGCATCGAAGTCAGGGAAAAGAACACAGGCACGGCCGACTGGCAGGTCAGCGGCCTCACCCGGGCAGATGCCCGCCTCGTCAGCCAGGATGCCCAGGGGCGTCCGGTCTTCGGCGGTACGCCAGCGGATTTTGCGGTGATCGAGGCAATCCGCGAGATCAAGGCGCGCGGGCTGCGCGTGACCTTCTATCCCTTCCTGCTCATGGACATTCCCCCCGGAAACGCCCTGCCCGACCCCTACAGCGATCACGCAGCAAAGCAAGGGCAGCCGGTGTTTCCCTGGCGCGGCCGGATCACCGTCTCTCCCGCGCCAGGCTTTGCCGGCAGCCCGGACAAGACGAGCGCGGCCGCAACTGCCGTCGCCAATTTCTTCGGCGCAGCCTCTGCCTCCGACTATGAGGTCAGCGGCGACCTCGTTACATGGCGCGGTGCCCCGACCGATTTCGGCCTTCGCCGGATGGTCCTCCATTATGCCCATCTGTGCGTTGCAGCCGGCGGCGTCGATGCCTTCATCATCGGTACGGAGATGCAGGGCCTGACCCCTGTCCGGTCAGGTCCGGCCACCTATCCTGCCGTCGACGCCTTCCGGGATCTTGCCGCCGCCTGTCGCACCATTCTGGGCCCCTCGACCAAACTCGGCTATGCCGCAGACTGGCCCGAATATGCCGGGCACCGGCCACAGGACGGATCCGGCGACGTCTTTTTCCATCTCGATCCGCTCTGGGCCGATCCCAACATCGATTTCATCGGCATCGACAACTACATGCCGCTCTCCGACTGGCGCGACGGGTTCGAGCATGCCGATGCACGCGCAGGCTGGACCGCAATCCACGACCGCGCCTACCTCCAGGCCAACATTGCCGGCGGCGAGGGCTTCGACTGGTTCTACGCCTCGGCCACCGACCGGGCCGCGCAGATCCGCACCCCGATCTCCGATGGCAGCGCGGGCAAGCCTTGGGTCTTCCGCATCAAGGATCTCCGCGCCTGGTGGTCGAACCTCCATTTCAACCGGCCGGGCGGCGTGGAAAGCGCAACACCAACGCCATGGGTCCCGCAGTCAAAACCCATCTGGTTCACCGAATTGGGGTGCCCGGCCATCGACCGAGGCACCAACCAGCCCAATGTCTTCTTCGACCCAAAGTCCTCGGAAAGCTTCACGCCGCATTTCTCGCGGGGCTGGCGGGACGACGCCATTCAGCGCGCCTATCTCGAGGCGACCTGCCTGTGGTGGGGCGATCCGGCCAACAATCCGCCCTCCCCGCTCTACGGCGGCCGGATGGTTCACCTGCCCGAATGCGCGGCCTGGACCTGGGATGCGCGGCCCTATCCCTTCTTCCCCGAACTGACCGGCGTCTGGACGGACGGCCCGAACTGGCGGCTTGGCCACTGGCTGACCGGACGACTGGGCGCCGTTTCGCTCGCAGCCCTCGTGCGGCATCTCTGCCTGCGCGCCGGGATGCGCGAGGAACTGATCGACGTCTCGGGCCTCTGGGGCGCCATCGAGGGCTATGTCATCGGGGCGCTCGAAAGCCCCCGCGCCTCGATCTCCACCCTCGCCCGCCACTTCGGCTTCGACGCGGTCGAGACCGGCGGGCAGATCCGCTTTGTCATGCGCGGCCGCGCCCCGGTTGCGACGCTCGCCATCGATGATCTGGTCGCCCCTCGCGACGGGGAGCCGTTCGAGCTGACGCGGGGCCAGGAGAGCGAACTGCCCCAGGCCCTGAAGTGGCAGATCGCGCGCGCCGATGAGGACTACGACGCGGCCCTGGTGGAAGCCCGCCGCATCACCGTCGACACGACTCGCATCGCCTCCGAGAGTTTCCCCTTCGCCACAGCCCCGGAAGAGGCAGAGCGCCGCTGCCGCAGGGCTCTCATGGAAGCCTGGATCGGCCGCGAGACGGCCACCTTCACCTTGCCCCCGTCCCGGCTGGCGCTGGACCCGGCGGACGTGATCGAGCTGCGCCACGATGGCCGCAGGCTTGAGGTCCGGCTGACGTCAGCCGCCGACACGCAGGCACGGCGCTTTGAGGCGGTGCGACAGGACCGGAGCGTCCATGATCTGCCCCCGGGCGACACACGCCCGGCCTCCCTCAGCCGTCCGGTTGTCTTCGGCCCGACCACCTTTGCTTTCCTCGACCTGCCGCAGGTGCGTGAGGAGCTGCCTGCCCATCGGCCCTTGATCGCAGCTCATGCCAACCCCTGGCCGGGTGAGCTGGCGGTCTTTCGCAGTCCGGCGCTGGACGGGTTCGAACAAATTGTCCGCGTCAACCGCCGAGCCAGGGTCGGCAGCCTTGCTGCTGATCTCCACTCTGGCCCCACCTCACGCTTCGATACGGGCAATGTGCTGATCCTCGAGCTTCAGCACGGGGAGCTCCAAAGCGTCTCGGACCTCGCCCTCTTCGGCGGGGCCAATGTGCTGGCCATCGAGAGCGCTCTCGGTCAGTGGGAGATCGTCCAGGCTGGTTCGGCAGACCTCATTGCACCACGCCGCTACCGGCTGAGTCGGCTCCTGCGCGGTCAGCGCGGCACCGAGCATGCCATGGGCAACCCGACCCCGGCCGGTGCCCGTGTCGTTGTCCTCGATGACGCCCTTGTCTCTCTCCCGGTCAGCGAGGCCGATCTGGGCCGTCCCTGGAACTGGCGCGTCGGGCCGGCAGCAAGGGCTGTCAGCGACGAGAGTTATACGGGCCAGAGTTTTACGCCCGCCGGTCGCGGGCTCTTGCCCCTTGCCCCGGTCCATGTCGGGCAGCCCTGGCGAACAGCGCGCAGCCCCGGCGATCTGACGATCCGCTGGACACGCCGCTCCCGCGCGCTGGTGGCAGACAGCTGGGAGCAGGTCGAGGTGCCACTTGGGGAAGAGGTCGAGGGTTATGAGGTCCAGATCCTCGACGGAGCTACGGTCAAGCGGGCGCTGAGCAGCAGCACGACCTCCGTCCTCTATACCGCTGCCCAGCAGACTGCCGATTGGGGCGCACCGCTCGGGCCCGGCCAGACGCTGGCGATCCGCATCTTCCAGCTCTCGAACCGCCTCGGCCGCGGCACGTCTGCGGCTGTCACGCTGCAATTCTGATCCCAACCCACGGGAACCTCCATGTCCGACACCACGACCCATCTAGGCCTGCCCTACATCCACGCGGCGCAGGCGCAGAAACACGTCACCCACAACGAGGCTCTGCGCTTGCTCGACGGACTTGTGCAACTGTCCGCCCTCGATCGGACCCGAACTTCACCGCCCGCCAGTCCCGCCGATGGCGACCGGCATCTGGTGGCCTCGGGTGCAACCGGTCTCTGGGCAGGATGGGACCTGAACATCGCGTTCCGGGCCGACGGTGCCTGGATCCGCCTCCCCCCGCGCCCGGGCTGGCTGGTCTGGGTCGAGGCGGAGGGACTGCTCCTTGTCTGGACCGGTTTGGGATGGAGCAGCGCTCTCCCCACGACCTTGCAGAACCTGACGCGGCTCGGACTGGGGTCTACAGCCGATGCAGCAAACCCGTTCTCCGCGAGGCTCAATGCCGCGCTCTGGGCCGCCAAGACCATCGCTGAGGGCGGGACGGGCGATCTGTTCCTGAAGCTCAACAAGGAGACGGCCGGCGACGATCTGGGCCTCGTCCTGCAGACCGGCTTCGTGACCAAGGCGCTGATCGGGCTCTTCGGCTCCGATCGCTTCCGCCTCGCGGTCTCGGCCGATGGCAACACCTTCCTCGATGGACTGATCGTCGAGAACGCCACCGGCATAGTCGATCAGCCCCGCCTGCCCCGCTTCAAGGCCTGGACCAACTATGACAATTACGTCGGTGTCGGATCCTGGACGAAGATCGGCCTCAACAACACCGACTATAACGACCAGGGCGCCTTCGACGCCGCGACCAACCGGTTTGTGGCGCTGGTCTCCGGCACCTACCTCTTCGGCGCGACGCTGCTCTACAAGGTCAACGCCAGCACCTCGGCGCGCATGAGCGGGCGGCTCGTGCTGAACGGGACGACCGAAATCCGCGGCTCCCTCGGCGAAATCTCCGCCACCCACGTCTCGCTCGCCACCGCGCTCTGGCTGCAGACCATGGTGTCGCTGACTGCTGGCGACACCGTCGAGCTGCAGGGGTATTTCCGGGTCGCGGACGGGTATGTTGCCGCTGATCAGACGTGCTTCTGGGGCTGCAAGGTGGGGTGAGGAAGCAGAATTTCCCATCGATTACTTAATTAAGAGCTCTATTACATGTCGAAAAGACGACCAGAACCAGACTTTCATTAAAAATTAAATACTATGGCAAAAATTCTAAATAAATACCGCAAAATTCACTTGAAATAGCACTTTCGCCAAAAAGAAGAATCCCAATTCATAAAATGTGCGCTTCCAGGTCAAGACAGGTTAGTGACTGCGAAGACGACTGAAAATGAATGTGCTTCTGGAGGTAGCGCAAAGAGATCGAATCCACTCAACTCGCACAAATTTTAATCCATAAATTCTATAGACTTTAAGCATGAAAAGTCGATCCTGAAGGTACGGTTCACGGCCATCAGGAGTGTCGGCATGACATCGCAAGATACTGTTTTTACGAAAAATTTCGCAGCAGCCGGTTTGGCTGTGCTGCTCGCGACCACGATCGCCGGCTCGGCGATCGCGACCGAGACCCCGAAGGTCGGCGGCACGCTGACCTACCTGGAACAGCAGCCGCACACGGTGCTCTATCCGCCGGCCGGCGGCTTCTATCCCAACGGCGGCATCCTCAACCAGATCACCGACAAGCTCACCTACCAGAACCCGGAGACGCTTGCGATCGAGCCCTGGATCGCCGAGAGCTGGGAGATCAACGCCGATCACACCCAGTTCACCTTCAAGATCCGGCCGGGCGTGACCTTCTCCGACGGCACGCCGCTTGATGCCGCCGCTGTCGCCGCCAACTTCGATGCCTTCGGCAAGGGCAAGGGCGAGCGCAAGTTCCCGGTGTCCGAGGTGGTCAACAACTATGAACGGTCCGAAGTCATCGATCCGCTGACCGTGCGATTCCACTTCAAGAAGCCGAGCGCCGGCTTCCTGCAGGGCACCTCGGTCATCGGCTCCGGCCTCGTCTCCCTGTCGACCCTGAACCGGAACTTCGACGAGCTGGGCGATGCCACGCTGGTCATCGGGTCCGGGCCCTTCGTGGCCACCAAGCAGGTGACCGGCAAGGAGCTGACGCTCAAGGCCCGCACGGACTACAACTGGGCCCCCAAGCTCCTGGCGCATCAGGGGCGTCCCTATCTGGATGAAATCCGCTACGTCATCGTGCCGGAAGACGGCGTGCGCATCGGAGCGCTGCTGTCCGGTCAGGCCGATTTCGTCCGGCAGATCCAGGCCTATGACGAGCCGCAGGTGACCGCACGCGGCTATCAGATCTATGCCCCGTCAACGCGCGGCATCAACAACTCCGTTGTCTTCCGGCCCGACAACGCGCTGGTCGCCGACAAGGCGGTGCGCCAGGCCTTGCTGCATGCCACCGACACGCAGGAAATCGTCAAGACCCTGTTCTCGGACAGCTATCCCGTTGCAAAGTCGATCATTGCCTCGACCGCACTGGGCTTCAAGGACATCAGTGCGAAGCTGACGCACGACCCGAAGAAGGCAGCCGAGCTGCTGGATCAGGCCGGCTGGAAGCTGGATGCGGACGGACTGCGGCGCAAGGACGGCAAGCTGCTCGAGCTGACCGCCTACGAATCCCCGCCACAGCCGCAGAACAAGGCCACACTGCAGCTGATCTCGCAGCAGTGGGGCAAGGTGGGCGTGAAGTTCAACGTGCTGGCGGGTGACGCGGGCAGCCGCGTGCAAGACAGCCTCGACCCGCAGAAGACACCTGTTGCACCGGCCATGGTCGGCCGCGCCGATCCGGATGTGATCAAGAGCCAGTATCACTACGCCAACCGCAACGTGCTGCTGCAAACCGGCGGTGTCAGCACCAAGGTGGAGAGCTTCCGCGACGAGACGCTCAACGGCCTCCTGGAAGGCATTGCGGCCGAGGTCGACCCTGCAAAGCGCCTGAAGCTCGTGGAAGAAGTCCAGAACTACGTCATCGATCAGGCCTATGCGATCCCGATCTTCGAGGAGCCGCAGGCCTTTGGGGGCGCGCCCTACCTGAAGGGCATCCGGTTCGAGGCTGTGGGACGTCCCAGTTTCTACAGCGCCTGGCTCGACCGGTAA